GGAGCGGAGGAAGAGTTGGTGAAAAATATCGCAAACTGGAGCCCTCTTTTTATCACTTTTTATTGACAAACCGAGACACAACACAATTTCATTTCGTATTCACCCTACTTCCTTGTGTCAATGACATGAAACGTAAGCCAAAGACTCTGCAAGGCGAGCATCAACAACTTGGAATGTATCTCTATAGATTGAACAGAATGACGCGAATAAATACGAGGGAGAGCAACTTGACAAGTTATATCAGCCATGAAAACCAAGTATTTTACGTTTATTCACATTTAATCATTATTTTTTAATATAAATGTAACATAATTGTAACATATTGCAGTTGCAGATAATCAATGTTTTTTATAACTTTGCAACATATTTTAAAATTATCATAACTCAATGGAAACATCTCAAAACTATTTGTTTTTGGTGCTGAAGTTACTCGGTTCTTTGGCGTTATTGATGTATGGTATGAAAACCATGAGTGATGCCTTGCAGAAAATGGCAGGTCCACAACTGAGACACGTGTTAGGAGCCATGACAACCAATAGGTTTACAGGAATGCTGACGGGTGTGTTTGTGACAGCTGCCGTACAGTCGTCAACAGCAACCACCGTGATGACGGTTTCTTTTGTCAGCGCAGGACTGCTGACCTTGGCACAAGCCATATCGGTCATCATGGGAGCGAATATCGGTACCACGCTCACGGCATGGATTATGTCGGCTGGTTTCTCCTTCAACATCACCGACTTTGTTTATCCCGCCTTTTTCATCGCCATTATCCTGATTTATAATAAACGTCGCCGAGTAATTGGAGATTTCCTGTACGGTATCGCCTTTATGTTTTTAGGATTAGGAACCCTGCGACAGACAGGTATTGACATCAATTTAGGCGAACAGGAAGCGGTACTTAATTTCTTCTCCAGTTTTGATCCAAACAGTTATGTAACCACGCTCACATTCCTTCTCATCGGTGGTATATTGACCATGTGCGTGCAATCGTCAGCCGCAGTGATGGCTATCACGATGATACTCTGTTCATCGGGTGTACTCCCCATTTACCAGGGTATTGCACTGGTGATGGGTGAAAACATCGGTACAACCGTTACCTCCAACATCGTTGCCATGTCGGCTGGTACACAAGCGAGACGAGCAGCATTCGCACACATGTTCTTTAACCTATTTGGTGTTTGTTGGATATTGATTATCTTCCATCCATTCGTCAATATGGTATGCAGTCTTGTGGGATATGACGTAACGATGACAAAAGACACGGTGAGCAATGCCGAATTTCTGGCAAATTCAGCCAAGTTGAGTTTCGTCCTCGCAGCATTCCACACTTGCTTTAACTTGGTGAACACAGGTATCTTGATTTGGTTCATCCCCCAAATAGAAAAGTTGGTTTGCTTTGTTATCAAAACCAAGAAAGATGACGAGGAAGAAGACACACGCCTTCAATACATACAAGGTGGCTTGATGAAAACCCCAGAAATCTCTGTGTTACAGGCACAAAAAGAAATCACGCTCTTCGGTGAACGCATACAACGAATGTTTGGTATGGTCCGCGATTTGGTAGAGGAGAAAGATGGAGATAAATTCAACAAGCTCTATAGTCGTATTGAGAAATACGAAGGTATCAGCGACAACATGGAAATAGAGATTGCCCGCTATCTGGAGCAAGTGAGTGATGCTCACCTTTCTGACGAGACGAAAGAGAAGATTCGTAGGATGATGAGGCAAATCAGTGAAATTGAGAGTATCGGTGACGCTTGCTACAACCTGGCTCGCACACTGAACAGAAAGATGCAATCCAATAAAGACTTCACCGAGAACCAGTATAAGCAAATTCACAACATGATCAAGCTCACTGACGACTCGCTTACACAAATGAACATCAACTTAAAAGGAAGACGCGAGGAGCTGGATATCAATGAGACATTCCGTATTGAGAACGATATCAACACATTACGCAACCGCTTGAAGACCGAAAACATCCAAGCCGTAAACGACCATCAATACGACTACTCCATCGGTACGATGTACACCGACTTTATCAGCGAATGCGAGAAATTGGGCGATTATGTGGTTAACGTAGTGGAGGCAAGATTGGGAAAGTAACAACATTGTAATATCTTCGTAACCATAACTTAATACCATTTGTTATGAGTATCGGCTGAAAGGCAGTACCTTTGTAGCATACTCATAACAAATATTTTTTATGGATAATACGAATGATTATTTGATGGTCTCCATGAAGATTTTGGGGGCACTTGGTCTGCTCATCTTTGGTATGAAACTGATGAGTGAATCTCTACAAAAGATGGCAGGTCCGCAACTGCGACACATCCTTGCCAGTATGACTACCAACAGATGGACAGGAATGCTAACAGGCGTATTGGTGACATGTGCCGTACAATCATCATCCGCAACCACAGTCATGACAGTGTCTTTCGTCAATGCAGGCTTACTAACATTGGCACAGGCTATCTCCATCATCATGGGAGCCAATATAGGAACCACGCTCACGGCATGGATTATTTCTTTAGGTTACAACTTAGACCTGACGGCGGTGGTCTTCCCGGCATTCTTGATAGGTATGATTCTCATCTATCGGCATAAGCATCGCTTCGTGGGAGAGTTTTTGTTTGGTGTGGCTTTTATGTTTTACTCTTTGGTCATGCTTAGTCAGTCAGGCAAATCACTCGACTTGGCAAACAATGAAGCAGTAGTCAACTTTTTCGCCTCGTTTGACACGTCAAGCCATCTCACCATTATTGCATTCCTTCTGATAGGTACCATTATTACGTGTATCGTCCAGTCATCAGCTGCGGTAATGGCTATTACCATCATGCTATGTTCCACCGGCGTATTACCAATATATATGGGTATTGCATTGGTGATGGGTGAAAACATCGGAACAACAGCCACAGCCAATCTTGCTGCATTAGGCGCAAACAGACAGGCACGAAGAGCAGCTCTCGCCCACTTGATATTCAATGTGATCGGTGTGACTTGGGTGTTATTGGTTTTCTATCCTTTCGTAGAAGGTGTATGTTACCTTTCGGGGTACGATGTAACGGCAGGAGGACAAGCCGAGAAACTGCCTATCGTATTGGCCATGTTCCATACTTGTTTTAACATCACCAACACACTATTGCTCATAGGATTTATACCACAGATAGAAAAGGTTTGCAATAGAATCATCCAAAATCAAAAGGAATCTGATGAGAATATCCTACAATTGAAATATATCCATTCAAACTTGATACAGACACCAGAAATCGCTGTCTTGCAAGCTCAAAAGGAAATCGTGAACTATGCCGCAAACATACAGAAGATGTTTGGTATAGTGGAGACACTGCTCAACGAGAGGGATAACGACAAACAAACAACAATTTTCAAACAAGTAGAACAACTTGAGGGCGAATCTGACAAGGTGGAATTAGACATTGCTGATTTCTTACAGCAGGTGAGCGAATCTACCTTATCAGACGAGACAACGACAAAAATCAACCTCATGCTCAGAACTATCGGAGAATTGGAAAGTATCGCCGATTCATCCTATAACCTGGCTCGCATCCTCAACCGACGTACAGAAACAGACAAAGACTTTACGGCAGATCAGTACATACAACTGAACATGATGACAAGACTGACCAACGAAGCGCTTACGCAAATGAATCTCGTCATGAATGGATTCCGTGAAAACCATACCATCGAGGAGACCTATCGAATAGAAAACGACATCAATACGATGCGCAATAGAGTGAAAGCGGAAAATATCAACAAGCTTGAAGAACATCAATACAAATATGCCGTAGGTGTGATGTACATTGATTTCATCAACGAATGTGAGAAGTTGGGAGATTATGTGGTGAATGTGGTGCAGGCAAGATTGCGTTAAAATCAAGCCAATCAAGTTTATATTTCAAAAAAAATAACTATTTTTGCAACAACTATCATTCTTCAATCTTACTGACCCATAAAATATGAGAAAGATTCTTATCGTAGATGATGAAAAAGACCTATGCGACATCTTGTATTTTAACCTGCAAGTTAATGGATATGAAGCGAGAGTGGCTTATTCCGCAGAAAAGGCGTTGGAACTTCTGCAAGAAAGTAAGTTCGACCTAATGCTACTTGACGTGATGATGGAGGGGATGTCTGGGTTTGAACTCGCCAACCACATCAAGGGGATGGTTCCCATCATCTTCATCACCGCCAAAGATTCGGAAGAAGACATGCTAAAGGGATTCCAACTCGGTGCGGATGATTACATATCAAAACCATTCTCCGTGCGCGAGGTCTTGGCAAGAGTAAAGGCAGTAATAAACAGAACGTGTTCGGACGAATCGAAAAACATCAATTACAAAGGTTTAAGCCTGAACATGAACAACAAAACCGTTACGATAGACGGTGAAGACGTGCAACTGACCAAAACGGAATATGAGATACTGAAACTGTTGATTAGTGAACAAGGACATGTCTTCTCTCGCCAGCAACTCATAGAACGTATATGGCCAAAAGACGTTATCGTAACCGACCGCACCGTGGACGTGAACATCACACGACTGCGGAAAAAAGTGGGAGAATATGCGGTAAACATCATCACACGACAAGGATTTGGTTATTACTTTGAAGCATGAAAAATTTATCCGAAGGACGAAAGATGTTTTTCAGCGTCATGGCTATATTCATGATTTACGCTGCCATTTTCATTGTCTTTGAAGACTATGACAGAAACATCAATCAACCCTTCGGAGAACCAAGCGATTGGCATTTGCTGGGATTTTCCATCATCATATTCATTATCTTGGCATATATCCTTAAAAGGTATGCTCATAGAATGGATGAGAGAATCAGTAGAGAGCAAGCAACAAAGGAAAACGAGATGCGTAGGCAACTCACACACAACATTGCCCATGAACTGAAAACGCCCGTGGCAAGCATCCTCGGTTATACGGAAACCCTACTCGACCATCCAAATATCGATGAGAAGACAAGGCACCTTTTCATCTCACGCACACAAACTCAGGCACAAAGGCTCACGGCTTTGTTACAAGACATCTCGACACTTAACAGGATGGATTATGCTCCACACGTATTGGAGAAGGAAAACATCAACGTTTCCATCTTGGTTTCGGAAATAGCACAAGAGACTTCTCTTGCCCTATCACACCGAAAAATGACTCTTCACAATTGTTTGCCTGAAGATATATGGGTTTACGGAAACCCATCACTATTATATAGTATTTTCAGAAATCTTTTCGACAATGCTATCAACTATGCTGGGGAAAACACGACCATCAAGATTTCTGCACATAAACAAGAGCCTTATTGGAAATTCACATTCCACGACAATGGTCAAGGTATAGCCGCAGAGCATCTTCCCAGAATCTATGAGCGTTTCTATAGAATAGACAAAGGACGTAGCCGCTCTATGGGGGGAACAGGACTGGGATTGGCAATTGTGAAAAACGCTGTATTGATGCATGGTGGAAACATCTCTGTAGAGAGTAATAACGGACTCACGTTTACGTTCTCGCTAAAAATAAAATAATCTCACCAATGGAAATTGCCACGTTAGAACAATTGGAGAAATAACTTCTTTAAAGATATTCCATGAGAGTATTTTATCAACCTCATTCATCTCACTCGCTATCGCATAATCAGGTAAAGAAAAGGTGAGATTATTGCTTTGGTATGGATTAATATGCCTTTCTTCTCTGTATTATAACGCCATTTCTCGCATGATAAGACTCAAAATCCCATTTGTTTGCTTTATTTTTGAAAAATTCATGTGTTTTTATTTGTTAGTTCAAAAAAACTTTGTACCTTTGCATTCGCTTTTGCAAGCATAAGTTCGGGATTTAGCGCAGTTGGTAGCGCACACGTCTGGGGGGCGCGAGGTCGCTGGTTCGAGTCCAGTAATCCCGACCAGATTAAAGTTAAAGGGTTGGTTTCCAACCCTTTAATCGTTGTCGGAGGGATGTCGCTCGGACAGATTTAGGACAGGAAATTTTACTATAATACATAATTCGGAACTCATTTCGGCAAATGAAATGGGTAAAAAAATGACTTTTTCAGCGGGAATAATTAACCAGGTTAAAGGTTGGACTCCACCGACTTTTCACCAGGGCAAGGAATGCTACGTCAGTTTCTCGGCATTCGATCCCGTTTCCTCGAAAATGAAGAGAAAGAAAATCATGTTGGGAAGAATCAAGGGTAAGCAGGCGCAGAAGGTCTATGCCCGTGGTATCATCAACCGACTGACGGAGAAACTGCTTGACGGGTGGAATCCGTGGATCGAGCAAACGGCACCGATGGAGTATACGATGTTTGCGGATGTTTGCGACAATTACCGTGACTACCTTTACAAACTGGTCAAGGATGACGACATGCGCGAGGATTCGCTTGCGAGCTATCTCAGCTACATGCGCGTCTTCAGCAGCTGGGCATCGAAGAACAACATGAAGTACATCTTTCAGCTCAACAAGAGAAAGGTGTGCGAGTTCCTGGACTATGTTTTCGTGGAAAGAAACAACACGCTGCAGACAAGAAACAATTACCTTGCGTGGTTGAAATCCTTCAGCACGTGGCTGCTTCAGCGTTCTTACCTGACGGTTAGCCCTACCGATGGTTTATCACTGGTACAGCGACGATCAAAGAAGAAAAACCGCGACGTGATACCAGACAAGGATCTGCAGAGAATCCACGATTATCTGATGACGAAAAACAAGCACTATCTATTGGCTTGCTACCTGTTGCATTATATGTTCATTCGACCTCACGAAATGACATTTATAAAAATAGGTGACATCAGACTTTCTGGACCTACCCTAACGCTCCATGGAGAGACAACCAAGAACAGGAACGATGCAGTGCTGACCATTCCAAAGAAGGTGGTGCACCTGATGTTAGACCTCGATGTTTTCAAGCATCCAAGCAACCATTACCTGTTCAGCGATAAGTTTATGCCAGGAAGGGAAAGGAAGTCTGAGAAGATGTTTCGCGACTATTGGCTGTCACGTGTCAGGAAGGATTTGAAATTGTCTTCTGCCTATAAGTTTTACAGCCTGAAAGATACGGGTATCACGAACATGCTGAAGGCGAACCTCGACGTGCTGACCGTGCGCGATCAGGCGCGACATTCATCCATCCTGATTACCGATACCTATACGCCAAAGGACATCAAGGAGGCAAACAAGGTGTTGCTCAACTATGAGGGAGTGTTATAGCATCTCGAAGAAATAGCCCGTCTTCAGGTCTTGAATCTTGTCATCCTTTATCTCCACCTCTATCTTCTCGCACAGGAACCGCTTGCCACGGATGATGTATATTTTCTTCGGGTCGGGCATTCCTTCGTACAAGAACCGCATCGTGTGGCGGATATGTCCCTCGATGCGACGCGCGGAACCGTGAAGAGAGCCGATGGTGTTGCTTACCCTGTCGCGGTCGAGAGCCAAGGAATTAACGGGGTAAAGAGAGTCGTACCATCCCGAATAGGCAAAGGTTTGGGGAAAGCGAATGTTCAGTTTGCAAACCCACCCGTCGCTCGATTCGTCGTGGAAGTTATACTCCACGCTATTTCCCAACGTGAAAATCTCCAGACGTTCCACCACCTCGTCATCCTTTTGCGCTTCATCGTCAATCGCCATCTTCACGCTGTAATAAGCTGGCGAATCGTCGTCTTCCTCCACAGGTTCGTCCGTGCAAGGCAGATTGACAGCATTCTCGTACCATCCCGTAGATAAATTGCCAACCAATCCTTTCATGGCCTTAAACCTGACAAATCCCATTGCCACAGGTGCAATGTTGAGCGTAACGGTATCTTCAGCGTTTCCTTCAGTACGTGTGAGGTGTTGCAACTGTCCTGCATCTCGATAGAAAAAGGTCTTTTCGTTGTTTGCTCCCTCCACGTAATCAGAAAAGAAATATCCTTCAGGACATTTCCATATCGTGGTCATGAGTGTCTCCTCGTCAGATTGCGTAGCCATCCAGTCATTGATAGCTGCTTGCTTGCTGTCGAACTCCCTGACGTTGAATAACGTCAAAATATCCTCGCTGATGTCAATTCCTGCAGGGTGAGCGTCGCTGAGATTGTATGCGAGATTGGATGATCCAACGAGTTTGATGCCGTCGTCGTCGTATTCTGCACTAAACTCATCTACACATTCCACTGCCACTTCATCACTCGACAGGCTGGCATTGTCCATCATGAATGCCGTGTGCGATTCTTCAGAAAACACGAACGTAACGTTAAACAGTTGTTCCACTTCCTGAAGAAAACGCTCAACGGTCCAATGTGGCAAAGCCATGGCAACCTTTACGGTTGGTTTCCTGACGTTGCACATATACACATTGGGAAACAACTCGTAAGCCCTCGACTGGATGAGTTGGGCATTGCCAGAAGGGATGTCGTACTCATACCAGCTTAATTTAAGTTCGTACCCCAATGATTCCATGCACGTGCGCACCACGAACCACAGATTAGGCTGCACTGAAGGATTGTGCAACGAAATGCGTGTGCCGTTCTCGTAGAACCAAGGCCAGTTGCATACGATGCTGCCCGAATGTATGATCGTGAAGGTGCAATAAGTCAACAGCTCTTCATACTTGCTTTCGAATTCTGAGCGAATGTAGCCTTTTGGATTGTTAGATACGGGAAAGTATGTGTATGCTGCAGGCATAACGTAATTCAGACGGTCGATGTATTCCTGGGCGAAACCTTCCATATACCTGTACTCCTCTTTCCCTGCAAGTATCTGCAGCCTTGCCTCGGTGTCGGATACGTAGGTCACGGTACCCGTTCCAGTGATGATTCTCGTGTTGCCAGCGTATAGCGTACAGTCTTTGAACTGCGCCTTTCGCCTTGTCACGTCGATGCGGTTGATATGCCCGAACACTTCCATGTTCTCTCTCATGCTCAACGGGAAGGTGATTTCCATCGTCCACGTGTCACGAGTCTTAATCATGATATTCTCCTTGGTCAGCTTCACCGACTGGTTGCTGGCGTGGCACTCGTGGCGTACCGTCGTGCCGTTGGCTGTGATGGGAATGATGCACTTCATGTCTTTCTATCTCGTTAATTGTTCGTATCTCTTTTGCTTGGCTGCCAACCCATCTGGACCATCCAAGTAAACGTCGGCATTGATGCCCTTTGCCAACGTGTCGTTGAGTCTGCTGATGGTCTCGTTCATCGACGATAGAGATCTATCCAGTTCGCTGTTGTCGTTATTCACGTTCACGATGGGCGTAACCACGTTTGTACCGCCGTTTCCCATACCGATGTCAACGGGCGTAATCCGTCCGATGGTGTTGTTGCGCTGTGCCACGTCGATAGCGCGGAGGATGGGCAACAGGTTGGGATTTGCCACACCGTCATGGTTCACCACGAACTCACCTTCATGCACCACGCCGGCACGCTTGCGCCAGTTGTTGCCGCCAGTGAATCCACCCTCGTAATATCCTGCCTCTTCAGCGGCATGTTGTTTCTTGATGGTGGCTATCTGCATCATACCCGCTGCCGTTGCCATGGCAGCAGCTACGGCACCCAACAGCCAATGTTCCTTCGAAGCCGATGCGTACGAATTGATGGCAGCCATAGCAGTGGAAGCGAAAGCCTGTGCAATCTCAATCTTCATTGCCTTCTTGTTGTACTTGGTCTTAATCTTCGCCAGTTCCTTTTGCTTCTGCTCCTCTATCTTCTTGCGACGCTTCTCATTGTTGCCAGCAGCTTCTATCTCACGGTCGTACTTCCTCGTGGTCACGGCTTGCTCGTACTGACTCTGTGCGGCATAGTATGACGATGCCGCTTGCATCACCTGGTTCACCGACTCGTAGGCTGCCTGAACTTGCGAAACCATGTTGGCAAGGAACTCCGACGTTACCTGTGCCTTTGCCTGCTCGTATTCCTGATGGTTTATCTGGTCTTGTTCGCGCATGGTCTGCAGCTGCTGCAGCACGCTACGATATTGTGCCACCTCTCCCATGATGGGATTGTTGGCCATCGACATGCCTTTGCCCTTGTCATAACCGCCAGTGGCCCTTGCCTGTGCCAATGTGATAGCGTCGTTCACTTTAGCGTCAAACTCCTCGTTGCGCCGTTCCGTCGGGTTCTGCGCATACTGTGCTTGGATGGCCAGTTTCATGCGCTGGTATTCCTCTTCAGACAACAGTTGTCTGCGGTGCAAATCCTCCAGTCCTTCAATGGCAACTCGTATTTGTTCATCGTTGCCCATACGGAGATATTCAGAACGCAACCGCCTAACTGTCTCTTGATACTCTTGCTCACGTTGTATCTTGTTGCGCTGTTCCGTCTGCTCTAACTCCCACTCGGCATCAATGCGCTCCTTGGAACCTTCCTTATACAGTTCCACCTTGTCTGCAAGGTATGTCTCTTCCAATAGGCGCAACCGCTCCTGTTTTTCCCGTTCCGTGATTTCGTGGCGAGCCGCTTGTGCCTCTATGATAGCTTGCTCGCGTAGCTTACACCGCTGCAAGTCTTCCAGTTTCATCTGGTTCATTTGCTGGGTTCCCTTGAAGTCGAGTTCCTCTATCTCCCTGTTCAGTTTCTCATACTCTGCAGAACCCTGTTGATATACATCTCTGCGTCTCTTCAACCCCTCACGTTGCAAGGCTTCCATGTCTTTGATGTATTGTCTGTAGGAAATCTTTCCCACTGCATACTCATGGGTCTTGGCGGCAATCATTGCATCGCTTTCAGCCTTGGCGGCCTGTTCGGCAGCTTTCAGCCTGTCACGCTCTGCTTTCAGCCTTTCTCGTTCTGCCTTTGCGTCATCTTCCTCGTTATTGTATCTTCCTTCACGTGTTTCTGGCATTGATGTTTTCGTGGGGTCAATCCCCTTATCTTTCAGATATTTGTTAAGGTCATCGAGTTCGTTTTGCGCTTCGTTCTTAGACTTGCGTAGTTGGTCTATGCCTATCTGGAGAGCACTCTCCTGCAGTTTACGCGTTCTTTCCAAATACTCACCATACTGTTGGCTATCAGACGTGTCCACCACAAATTCCTTTCTTTTCTTCTCCAATTCTTGCTGCTTTTTCATGATTTCCAAATCGGCTTTCATGATGCGCTCTGTAATGTCAGTCATCTTGCTCATGGCAGCTTGAGCCGTGGCTGCATCCTGTAGTTTCTTGATATAGGCATCTATGGCTTCTGCATTCGAGTTGTACAATCCTCTCTCCTTTGAGAGGTGGCCGTGATATTCGGGCACTATGCGCCGCAGTTCCTCCAGTGCAGCCTTACGCTTGGCATACGTCTCATTGACATCCTCGACTGTCTTTCGCAAGAGATTCACTTTCGCAACCCGCTCGGCACTGGCACGGTTTGCCTCTTCCTCTATCCGCTTGATGTTGCGCAGTTGTTGCTGGTGCTGCTGCAGGGCATCGGAGTTCTTACGCACGGCACTATCGCCTTTCGAGAATGCCGATATCAGTCCATAGATGGCAGTGCCAAGAGTGAGCACTACAGAGAGTAAGGCTGTATATGGGTTTGTCTTCATGGCTATGCCCATGGCTCGGATGGCAACGGTAGCCCTTACGACATTACCCGTCAATAAGGCTACTGCTACACGGTAAGCCCCCATCAAGACAATACCAGCTTTGCGCAGGGCGTTAAGCGTTGCCTCTTTTGCTGCTGTCAACGCAGTAATGGCAAGGTGTCGCTGCTGCCAGGCATAAAGCACGGCGTAGGCGGTGGCATATACGGCTAATGCTTTCGCTACGGTCACAATCACTTCCCTGTACCGTAATGCAAAACGTATAGCGGACAGGAATCCCAGCTGCATTTCCGTGAACAATCCGCTGACGGCACTCTTCATCGGCAACAGTTGCTTGCCCAATGCCACCTGTGCGTTTTGCAGACGTGTGGAAGCCTTGGCCGCACGGTCACTGGCTGTCTCGGCATACTCGCCCATCGCCTGCATGTTGCGCTCCACTATGTTGGTAACAGCCTTCACGAAGTCTCCAGTCTTGCCCACTTCAGCCTCTATGTCCTTTGCGGATATGCCAAGGTTGTCGAGAATGGGCTTCGACTGCCTGCCAAGACCGTTGACGATAGAGGTCACGAGATAGTCTATTGACTCACCCGTATCCTTCGCTTTCTGCTGTGCGAATGCCAAGTACTTGCCAAGCTGTTCAACAGGAAGGTTAAAATCCTTGAACTTTACCGCCTGTTTCATCAGTTCCAAATCTGTCACCGTGCCATGCGTTGCCTCACGCAACCCGTTAAGCAAGTCGGGACGGTCAAGGCGTTGGAATGCCAACTCCACACCCTCGGCAGACTCAGCGAGCTCGATGGACCTTGTTACAATAGATGTTAACTTGTCGTATACTCCTTGTAACCCACCACTGATTCCAAATATATTAGTTATAGCAAATCCAATTTTGTTGAACCTATCCAAAAAACCCTCTTTCTTGGAACCTAATGTATCATCGGCCAACTTTGATTCTGACCTGATATTTTTTAATTCTTGGTTACATCTTTTCAATTGTTCATTCAGATATTTCCATTCTTCGCTGCCACGAATAATGGCCCCATTGCTCATTTCCTGATTGATGGCTTTAATTGTCTGCCTTATTTCTTTAATGGACGCATTGGATAGATTACCCAATACACGGTCAACTTTTTGTGCAGACATTTGCATTTGAACAATCTCCTTGTTAGTTTGGTCAAGTTGCTTTTTTAAACTGTTGAAGGTAGGCCAATCCCCAGCTTTGGCTGCCTCTTCCTTCTTTTTTCGTAGTTCTTCGACTTTTCGTTGAAGTTCTTCCAATCTTTTCTTTGCCTCCTCGCTGTTTAGGAAGATGCGAGTGGTGAAGGTTTGTGTGTTATCTGCCATAAAAAAAACTACCTTTACACTATTATTAGTACAAAGGTAGTTGTGTTAAATCTAAATAAAAATACTAATCTATGGGATGAGAACCCGATCTTGGCACATATCCCCATGGCATATAGGTTGTGTCTTTTAATCGGTAGTGTTTTCCATCAGAGCACTTAACTATCCTATTGGGGTCATCAGGATGTTTCCATGCAAAGAAGCAAATCGCAAATATAACAATTATCGTAAATAACGTTGCCATAAAAATATATTCCTTTCTTGTTGCAAATCTACTCATTTCTTCCCATACTTCCAAGGGAATTTCCCTATTTCCGCTTGGGGAATCCCTATTGTATTCCCTTTAACAATTTTTTTGCTATAATAATCGCCGATAATTGATATAATAATCGGCGATTATATTATCAATTATTGGTGAAGATTGATATTACTACGTTCTAACGTTAGTGAGATAAATGAAAAATTTGGAGGTGATACGTCGTTGATGACATATCACCTCCTCCATTCCTGGGCACCAATTCCGAGGCTTCCTACGCTTTCAAGCTGAACGCAAAAGGGTAATTCTATTCTTGATTTTTTCGGAAAATCAGCGTTACCATGAGTGTGATGGACGCTATGACAACGATTTCCCCTCCCAACGACTTCCACCAAGGAGGCTTCTTTTCCACCGTCTTTTCGCTGTCGTGGTTTTGGTTGAGCGCGTGCTTCATGCTGTCGAGCTGGTGCTTATAGTATGCGCTGCTGTCGCGCTCAACGATTCGCTCACGGATGTAGTTGTTGTTGACCACCTTCACCGTGTCACCCTTTTGGTTGACGGTAACGATATGCTCCGTGTGGTGGTGAATGGTATCGTGTACGGTTCGGTAAACATACAATTGCACCGTATCGACGCGGTGGGCGGTAATCGTGTCGTGGATTTCGAGCAACTCGCTTTTGCTGGACGTGGCGCATCCCGTTACCAAAAACGTAATTGATGATAAAGCGAGGCAAATATAAATATATGTAAGGCATCCTTTCATGGCTTTTGGGTTTTGATGTAATTGACAATCCCGTCAACATGCAGTTGAACGATGGCGTTGAATCCCTCTTCAGACAAGAGGTAATCCACGTCGTGGCGGTTGTCCTGGAAGAGGTTTTCGGTGAGCACGGCAGCACACCATGTTTGCGTAAGCATGTAGAAACGTGCCTCCTTGTCTGCATCCACGTCGGTCATGTCCATGCGGATATGGAATATGTTGGGCAGATTGTTGCGTGCCGATGCGTACAGGCAGTCGGCAAGGCGGTCGCCAGCCGTTCGTCCAGGAGACGTGTATGCCTCCCATCCACGGGCATTGTGCCACTTGCCGTCGTCGGGCGGTGCTGCATTGCAATGCACCGATACCATCAGTACGTTACGGCTGCCAGCTATCTGACAAACTTGGTTCACCCTCAGTACGCGCTTCTGCAGCGGCACGTCAGTTTCCTCCGTCACGATCCTGCGGGCATCATACCCCAATCGCGTGAGACGGTTCACTATTTCCTTCGCCACGTCACGGGCGTAGGCATACTCCATCAGTCGCCCGTCAGGACTCCTCTTGCCCTTCGTGTTGATACCGTGGCCGTTGTCCACCAGAATGATCATATTTTCTTTCCTCCTCTTCCTTTATATTGTTTAATTCCCTGCGTATCTCCGTCTTGAATGAAGCCAGTTGGTTGACGAAGTAGGCAGCCACTCCAAAAATGGCAAGGCCGCCAGATATGGCAATCCCTACATACGTATTCACCCCTTCTCCCACTCGTTCAATGGTGAGGAACGAAGTGAATACAAGTATGATGGCAGAGGCAATCAATGCCACAGCGGAAATGTATTGTATCCAGTCTTTAGTGTTTTGTTGCATAATCGTATTTATTTACTCAATTCTAAAGAGTGACAGGATTAGTTGTTTCCCTGCAGTCTCTCGTGGTACGTATCATTTTACATTTAGTACTATCCATAGTCGTAAGTTGTTTAATTCTTTTAAAATCTTCTGAAAAACTCTACCATTTCAACCCACGCAAGAGGAATGTCCGTGCATTGGTAGCCCAATGCGGTTGTAGGATTTACAACCAATGCTTCACCGTCAGCTTCCACATCTGCCGCAGACGTCTTATCGACTGCATGGTGTTTTCCTGTATGGTCAGGCATCCTCCTTATTTCAGCATAACCACCAGTAGCCTTTATCGAATTGACAAAATTAACACTCGCCTGATAGGAAACGTGGTTATCATCTCTTGCTATGAATATTTTAAGCGGAACAGAACAAAGACGTTTTACATTAAGATTTGTCTGTCCCCTAAGCCATATACCAGCAAGGTTTTGCACTTCTGGCTGAATGATATTCCTTAATGTAGGAACAACTCCTACAAGAAGATTGATATTCTTCAGACAAAGAGCTGAAAAAGCATCAGGGTCCATTCCATTGCCAGATGATGTACCTATTAAAGTATAAGTTGTTCCATTTATAGTTACTTCTGGGTCAAGTCCTGTATCATCTACGTACATAGCTCTCATGTTAGCCTGATAACCGAATTGTCCTGCAACTGGGTCTAATTGGGGCGCAAGCGGTACAACAGCCTTGACGGGAATTGAATGTTGGAACAACATGGCAGCGCAAACGATACCTCCAAAAGATTTTCCAAATACGTAAACTCCACTATTATCTACATTGTAGTGTGAAATAACCCATTCGTAAGCGTTTGTAATACAAGCCATATTTGTTGGAGATGCGAGTCCTCCATCTTCAAAAGCCGAATCGTTTGAATATTTATTTGACACAGCAAAACAATCAAATATAGCATACCCTTCTTTTTGAAGGTATTCATAAAACGGAGTGTACTTTCCGTTTGGAAATTCAGTTGAACCGACACTCATTTTAGTATATGTTATCTTTTGATATTGCCCACTTGCATGTGCATAGAAAATTAATTTTGACGGTTTTCCGAATTGATTGTAATTTGGTGGCAAACGTAACAAACCAGAATTATAATATTTTTGTTCTGGTAATTGCTCTATTGTATCATCGTCTACAACAACATCTCTACCGCAACAAGTATGTACTTGATATATGAAAGGAATTTCGTCAACAGATACATATTTATTCTTTATCTCTTTAAAATTCGTTGTCATAAAAACAACAGAAGATACGTCATCTACATTGGTTACATCAGAATTAAGAGTTATTCCTATCTTGAAATAAATACACGTACCAACATAATCTTCCGTATCAAAAGAATCTGAATACTCTACACGTTCAACCAAATCGAAATTTGAATCATAAAGAAATATTGTAGCTGAACAATCTGTCAGTGTCAACGTGAAAGGACACAACTGAATAAAATTAGGAGTACGTTTGTGCTGGAAAAAAGTATCTCGTTGTACAATAGTACTCATATTGCCATCGTTTTCTATATATCCATATTCTAATGGTAAACTATACTCTTTTAAAGATGCATTATTTCCAAGTACTGAATTTAATGATTCAGCAAAAGACTTGGTAACTTCTTGTAGCGTGGTAAGTTCCAATACTTCTGTTGGTGCTAAATCTTCTCCATCTATACGCCTTACGTTTAACCAAAAATGATGAACACGAGAACCGAAAGATTTTGCTAATACAGATGCTTTTGTAATATCTGGCGTTTCCTGACCATCTGGAGCTAATGATTCGTCACCTATATAATAGCCTTCTGCATCTATATATCTACCAGTCCACTTGTATGTATCTTTGTCTAAAATTCTTACTTTTACAAAACCGTCAATATCTATCTTCGTTCGGATATGCTTTGCATTGTTTTGAAACAATTGACTTTCCTTTAACCCGCTGTTTGGACTATCTGGTCTTACAGTACCCTGCTCCATTTTTGATGCAGGAATATTTTCAGATACTGATGTTTGGAATTTCGGAATCCATTCTTCTATTTCATCCGCCTTGTCTTTCGCTTCTTGTGCAATTGCAATATCATCCTCCATTGCTTCTGCTACTGATTCAGCAAAAGGCTTAATGATTTGTTGTGTAGTAGTAAGTTCGAGTAATTCAGAAGGTGCAATATCTTCATTGTTATCGGGAATCACAACTACGTAGAGATACCTAATGTCTTCTGAGAAACTCTTAGCTTCAATTGTTTGCCTTGTTGTTTCTTGATTTGTCGCAACTGCACTTACGTTTCCCAAGAAGTTATCATCTGCATCAGTGCATCTTATAACATATGTATGATTATTTACACCATCAATAAACTTTATGGATTGGAATGTCCTGTAGTCAATTTTGGTATAAATTCTATTTGTGGCAGACGTTATCATTTGCGATATGGGAATATCAGTAATAAGCGTATTTCCGTCATATTTTAGACTAATACCACCTTGTATCATGCTATCCGCAGGAATCGACGATGTAGTAGTGGAAGGTGATTTCGGAATCCATTCGTCAATATCCGTTACGACATCTTTAATGTCATCTATGGCATCAACACAATCTTCTACATCGGTGCTTATTTGTTGCAGACTGTCGTTTATGTTTGTATATCCAGAGTCTATCTTGAAAACGTTTTCGGTAGGGCTTACGTTTCCACCACCAACTTTCTTGAATTGTACGGCAACACGCTTATAAATATCATCGGAAATGAAATATTCCGAAATACCATCTGTATTATTATAAATAGAAGCCAATGCGGTATTATCATAATTCAAACCAGCAATCTGCCTAATATAGTAACCTTCGTTGCAAGAAACTCTAACTGGTGTCTTTATGATAGCCATGACATTTGTAGAACTCCCCCATGTTTCCAAAACAGAGCCAACGTTAGAACTAAATCCGCCTTGTGTCAAAAGACTATTTGGGTTAAAACCTCTGTAAAGACCGTCTTTCAAATCAACTATATCAGCCAATGCACTTGACAATCCGCTGCCGTTGTGCCTTGCCATCAATAGCCACTTTGTTTCGTCGTAGTCTGCCGACATATCGCCAACGTAAATATATTCAGACCACGTATCACTTCCATTGTCAGGTACTGCGTAAATGGTTTTGTTATCTATTGTTGCAATGGTGTTTGGTCTTGTCGGTGTAGCTTCCGTTGTAAACCCACTCTCCCTCAATGATGCAAGAAACTCTTCTTTCGTCTTCCCTTCATTCCCAGGTATAGCCTTCCAAATCTCATACGCGCTCAAACCATCGTCGCCCTTGGTGCCATGGAAGGAACCGCCGTTTTGGTATTCACCGTCGAGTGTGTCGCCGTCAGTTCCTACGTAGAAGTAGATGTTTTCTCCCACTACGTAGCCCGTGCGCTTCTGCTTGTCGGTCAAGTCGCCAGTGGGCAGGTCGTCTATACTGTTAAGGAACTGATAACCGCCCACCGCTCCATGGTGTTGCTCCGCCATGTAGAGTGCCATTGCCTTCAGGAGGTTGCCGATGAGCGTATTGGTGTTGGAACTTGGAGCCGTGTTTTTCGACACGATTTCTGCCAGTCGCTTTATTTTGTCAATAGATTCCATACCTTAATTGAATGTTGAGTCAAATGAGTTATCGAATATTCGTCCGTGCGAACGGAAGTCGCAAATACTGAGTGTGCCAGAGGGTTTGAACTTAAACGTGAATCGCGGCATCTCCGCATCGTCGTTGGTGTAGGATGGCTTTGCCTCGATGATGACGACGCGCGTCACCTGTTCCACTGGGGGGTTCTCCTTGTTGTCTGCCAGGAATGTTTCTTTGGATCGCAACATATCTTTCCAGAGGTTCACGCTGCCGAACGGGATTACGCCGCTGTCGGCCGTGTATTCAATCCTTTCGTCCACGTTGTAGCAAATGAATTTCCCGTTGATCATCGAAGTTTCGTGGGAGAATTCCGTATTATCCTCGATATTGCCCGTGCAATACACGTACTCCATGCAGCCGAATGCGTTCCTGAAGTTTACACATATCACGTCGTGCAGTGTCTCGCTCTCCACGTCGAATTGCTGCGTTCTACTGCCAGCGTTGACGGTGTAGGATACGAGAATGCCGATGGAGTCGTCAACGAAAAGAGACGGCGAAACGTCAACATGCTTGATGAGCGTATCGTCTGCCACGGGCGACAAATTGAATGTCTTCGTGGAAAGATCATCGTAAACGGCTTGAACGGTCACGTCGTCGTTGCCGATGTAATGCAATGCCTCGGTGCGATGTAGCGACGTTACGCGACGACCTTGTGCCAAGGTGAGGAAATGGCCGTCGATGACATTTGCTGCAGAACCCAGAAGATGGGCGTTGCAATGTCGAACGTTGAATGTTACGCTGTCGGAACCATTGTCAGCCGTAACCGATATCGTTACGCTTGCCAATAGCGATTGATCTATGCTTGCACGCAAGAGGTTTGGCAAGGCACTGAGGAATACGCGACCGCCAACAGCATACAACGTTTCATCATAGATTACCGATGCAGTGCCGCTGATGGGCGTTACTGATACGATAATCTCCACTGAAGTTTGGTCGGTGGAAATCTCCATGTCGGGCACTCCTGGAGTGAAGTACAATTGGTCGTATTCCGTTATGATGCTTACCATGTCTTTGCTTATTTAAGGCAAATTTAGTTTTCGTTGCGGGGAAATAAAAATACGCATCACAGATTGCCAACAAGCCCTTTCTTCTCGAAGATGTCTTGCAGGGCTGTAGCGATGAGTCCATTGTATGCCTGGCCGTAATAGCTTGCCTCGAATTCTGACAAGCGCATCACGCTGGAGTAATATTTTCGAGAGAACCAGTCGCGTTTCTTCCTGTGCTTGTCGCTGGTCTTCCAGTCCTTCAGGAATTCCAAATCGCCAGGGTTGCCACGATAATAGCCGTTACCAGTTCCTGCGGCTACATAGATACCATACTCAAAGAAACGGTGTTCGATGCTTTTGCCGTTGAGCGTTCCCGTTATCGACCGATACAATGCGCCAGTGCGATAGATGCCGAGCTTCAGCATCCGCTCGCGCCAATAGACCGTCATCTCCTTGGTCCATTCTTCCTCATACTTGCGCAGGTCTTCCTCGCTAACGGGAGGCTGCATGTTATTCTTCCCATTCATCCGAATTGAAGACTAAGTTTTCGGGGATGTCATTCTCCACCATGAAATACAAACCCGTTGCACCATTGAACGAATATCGGCCCAACTCCTTATAGTAAACTTTTTCGAGTGCCAGGTAATACATATCCTGACCATATACGAGCTTTGCTTTGTCGCTGATCATCTTCGACAGGAACTGCTTGAATATTCTCCTGCAGAGTGCCATCTTCGCCTTCCTGTCTTCTGGGTCGTTGTAAGTGGTACCAGCCAACACCCACACCGTATAGACCGAACGAGTGAACCAACCAGGCTTGTTGTTGTGCACGTTGTTGTCGGTCATGTCGTCGATGACGATAAAGTTCTCCGTCTTTCTGTATTCCGCCATGATGCCCTCGATGTTGTCGGGACCAGAGCAGAACACGGGCTTGAAGCCATGTTGCTTGCAGAGCTTGTTTTTCTTCGCAAGCATCTCGAAATATTCCAGTGGGTTGAATGCGTCCATACCTATTTATTATATTTACGTTTGAATTCCTCTGCCTCTCGTGCCTTCTCGTTGAGTTCGGTCAATGCCCGTAGGCAGGGTATCTGTTCCACGGTCTTTTCCTTGGTTACGTCGCCATCGGTCAACACGCGCAACTGTGCGTTGGCTATCTTCAGGAAGTTCACCCTGCCTTGCTCGTTGCCCGTGGCTGGCTTGAAGAAATGCGGGAACATCTTGCCGAAAAACGCCTTGACGTAGCCAAACCAATAGAGCACAGCCACCTCTTCGGTCTCGTCGAGCTTTATCTTCGCCGGATTTCCCTTCTTGTCTCGATAGAGCAGACAGGCAAGGTTGTCGATGTGCTTTCGTTCCTTCGTGGAGATGAAAAGCTGGTAGAGCCGTTCCATGTTCAGGTAGTCGATGAATGCTACCTCTCGCATGATCACATCGACCGCACGATAGCCACGGATGCGATCCAACCTCACACCCATGTCATCGTACGAGTCGATGTAATCAAACTGGTGTATCAAACTTTGTATCTGCCATGTCTTCAGCTCGAAGTAATGCCGTTTGCCACGGCCATTGTTGCGGATATATCCATACACCCCACTGGGAGTCTTTCGCACCACCTTGATTCCCGTGAACCGGAGCAGCATATATGTTTTCACCTCTTCCATCGTCTGGAAGTGGGAAAGCAGGAAAAACACATAGCGCAGTTGTCTTTGCGTGAGTTCCTTCCATGACCGTGGAGCCTTCAGGTTGACCACGTTGCCATTCACGCTGCAGCCTGGTGTGATGAGCCTGTCCATACATCTACATGAATAGCCAGACACACAGGAACCCGCCGATTACACCGATTTGTCCCCATTGGATGTCCGCCCAGTCGAAGCGTGTTCCCTTGATTACCTTGTCGTAGAATTTCTTGCCGAAGAGAGCTGTTTCGGAAGCGAGTGCGCCGGTGAGTGCGCAGGCAATGTTCGACCAATCGGCACCACCCTTCAGGGCAAGTGCCACGATAGTTAAGATAATAAAAGCACAGATGATGTGCTTGATTTTGTCTAATCCGAATTGTTTCATATTGATTGTTTTTTATTTATCAGGACCAAGTATAAAATCACTTGTTCCAAGTTTCCCAAATAGTTGACCACTTACTTTGTCGTACACATAACCAACAATACCAATTCTGACAGGAATTAAATTAATACGAATAATTCCATTCTCATCTTTTGCGTAAAAATTATAAATATTGTGAACTCCTCCTCTGTTATCTCCAATTCCCCATTTGAACAAATTAATACCATTTATGGTATAATCTACACTCGACACTGTTTTTTTTGTTTCTGTCCAAGAAAATTTAATTGTATTTCTGTTTACATCAATTTGTATACGTTCGTTGCGCGGTACTGTTATATCGTTATATACATTTTCCGTATTATTAGTCCAAACGATGCCGTTAGTTTTTGTCCAAAATCCAATTTTATATGGGTTTCCGTATATAATTGCTGCATAGGCGTTTTGATTAGATATTCTCATGAAGTCAAGATGCCAAGACCAATTGTTATTAATTTTAATAGGTACGTAAATATATTCTGCGCCACTATTTCTTAAATATTCCACCTCTGCGTCATACGGCAAATCATTCTGTGATGTTCTCCTTTTCATTAATCCAAGATTCATACGCTGCCCTCCTATGAATTGAATTTAACCACGGTCACTTGCCAACCGCCTCCATTATATACGGCATTGACCTCACAAATGTCGCCACTTTTTATTTCGTAACCGTCGGCTTTTAAAACAGTATCCTGAGTGTCGAAGTGAAGACAGTCATCAGCTGCTGCGGTAAAGAAGAGAAGGAATCCCTCGATGTAATCACTAACCACGGATGGGAGAGTAACGGTGATAGCGCCGCTTTGCGTAATGCGGTAATACTTGCCAGCTTCTGCTGAGAAGGATAAGGAATTGGGAACGACAATTTGCATTCGGTTTTCCTTGCCGCTGATGTCTTGATGCTGCTTCAGGAAGTTCTGCTCATTCACCCATTGCTCTGTGGCATAGCCCGACAACGATTGATGCTCTGTCAAGTAGTGTTGTTCTCTTACCCATTGCTCTGTGGCATAGCCCGACAACGATTGATGCTCTGTCAAGTAGTGTTGGTCTCTCACCCATTGTTGAGTGGCATAGCCAGTCATGTCTTGGTTTTGGCTACCAATGCCAATCATGTAGCAAATGTTGTATATCCTCACTTGGTCATCTGGGATATGTTGCTCACTGGTGGCATCCACTATATCAAACGTCTCCCCAACCTTCCCTTTGTATCGCCAGTTATCCCCATTGGCTATGCCTTTCACCTCCAGTCCATAACTGTCGATTTGCTGTACGTTTGACGGGATGGTAATGGCGAGTTGCTGCCTGTCGTTCACCGTTACCAACGTCCACCCCAGCACATGAGCTTCAGCGGTACGGGGAACGGTGATGCGCTTGCCGCACGACGTAAGGATGCAGACATCGGTGGTCGAGTCCACTACTGGTTCGGACACCGAGTCTTCTGCAGGGAGTTTGCGAGTCAGGTCCAACAACAGTGTGAAGTCGTTGCCCTTGGTGATTGAGAGTATATCTTTCATTGCGATTATCCGTTAAAGAGAAACATGGTTGATTCCTTCGTGTTCTCATGATCCACGAAGTGATTGTATTTATATTCGTCCGAATCCGCGTATGCGGGATAGTCGTCGATGCTGTCGTCGAGCGTGTTCATCAGTCGTCTGTACATCACTTTCTCTGCCGATTTGTCGCCACTCACGTGCAAGCCAATCAACTGTTGTATGAGCAGGATAATCTTTGCGTTTTCGGATGATACGGCATCAGTCACCGTCTCCGTCAGCAGCTGCTCCATGTAGGCGTTGCCGATGTGCCTGCGTATGATGCCGTCTGCCTCCATGATGAGTGGCTGTGCCTTGCGCCAGTCGTTGATGGTGGGAGAATCCACGCCCGCATACTTAGCGAGAAAATCAAACTGCCAGAAGAGCGTAGGAACAAGGCTTTGGCGCAACGGCAGTGCGCCCCAACCCTCCAATTTGAAGAGCTGGCCAAACAGGGCGCACTCCATGCGTTTTTCCTCTACGTCGAGTTGACTCTTCAGGGCATCCGTTCGCATCTTGCTTGCAGGAGCCGTGTCTTGTGTGCTCACCACGCCGAATCCCGTTGCCGTCAGCACGAGGTCAAGACTGCGGAAGTTGCGGAGAAAGGCACGGAACGAGATGAGTGCCTTTGCCGAGCACACCAAGTTGCCGTCTTCGCCAGTCTCCACAGCTTCCACGCCTACGTTGCCCAATATCTCTGTCGCCACTTCCTCCGTTGCCCTTCGTATGGCCTTCGTCAACGTCTCGTACACGTCGTTGTTCTTGGTCATGGCCACGGGGAGTGCCGCTTCAAATTCCTCTTTCGATATATATATGTTAGCCATTGCCGTTAGGTTTTACCGTTTTCTTTTCCTTATTCTCGTCGAGCGTCGTCAGTACAATCATCGGCACGTCAACGTCCACCTTGTCCTGCCACCCGTTAAACCAGATGAGCACCCTGAAGGGATGCAGCAGCATGTCATGAAAGGCGGTCTCACACGCCTGTTTCAGCAGGAACAGCTCCCGCTTGTCGCTGCCTGAGTTGTTCATCGCGCTCTTTCCTGGCGTTGCGCCTACGAGGTTGGGATGCACGTTGTCGCCATAGCAGATGCTGTTGGCAGCTTCCTGCACGTCGTCGCTCCAGTCGCCGCCCTCCTTCTTTCCGCTTTCCACGTCGTAGATGCGTACCATTCGCACCTCCTTGCCGCTGGCAGGTTCCACGTAGTAGCCCGTCACCCATGTCTTACCGATGTTCTCGCTACCCGTCACGAACTGCTCAATGTTGAGTTTCTCCTGCTTGATGCGCTCCTTGCGCTTAGCCTGGTCGGTGATTCCCTCCTGGTCGCAAAGGTTATCCCAATAATCCTTGTGCACTTCCACCTGAAAGCGTGGCGGTGCCGAGTTGCGTATCTTCGCCCGTTTGCCCTTGCCGATAAGCTCGTAGATGTCGTACCAAGCATCCTTGAAGATGGCGGCGTAGAACGGGATGGGGTAATACTGATAACCGGGAGTGGGAAAACGGGTGAGCACGGCAAACTTGCGGTCTCTCGTTGCCCGTCCTGCTGGGTCGCTCTTCAGCGGTTCGCGCTTCTTTCCCGTCTTTGGGTCGGGGTCATATCCAAGGCGAATGCGCAGGTCTCCCCACGGATCCGTCTCGTCGAGCAACGGAATCACCTCCACCTCGTCGGGGTTCACGTGGTTTTTCCAGTTGGCATAAAACACGTGTTCTATCTTCCCTCCCTTGTTGGCCTTCTCGAAACGGCAATAGCAACTCTCCTTGTGTCGCATCTGCACGATGTGACAACCTTGGTTGTCGAGGATGATCACCGTCACCGTGAAGTAGAAGTATTTCATGTCAAGGCATTGCTCCACGAAGAATCGCTGCAGCATGTTCCTGAAGGCGAACGTCTTGATTTCGCTGTCGGCGGTCTGCTTCTGCGTGGCGATGTCGAAGAACCTCACCCCCTGCCCGTAGCACGTCAGCACGTTGAACAGCTTGTTTTGGCTCATCACCATGTTCTCTCCCACCTTCTCTATCACATGGAAGGGCAGTTGGTCGTCGTACCCGAACGGGATATACTCATATTTCTTGTTGCCGATGGTGAGGGGTCTGGCACTGATGGTACCGTTGTCATCAAAGATGGTGCTCGAATTCTCCGCGTATTCGGCATTGGCAGTAGAGTGATTGGTCACGTAAGGACCGTTGATTCCCACCCCACCAATGGCATACACCTCGTTGTCGCCATTCATGCCTATCATCTTCATGCCTTGCTTCTTGTTCTTTGCCATAATCACTAAAACACTCAACACTAAACACTCAACACTAAACACTCAACACTAAACACTCAACACTCAACACTAAACACTCAACACTAAACACTCAACACTACAAATACACCTCGCTGCCCATGAACTCGAAGATGCAGATGTCGCGAATCTCGCGCACCTGTCCGTTCACTGGGTTCTGCAGTCGGTGGGTACCGCCGTGCCAATGGCTGCCCTTCACCAGCCAACCATTGTACTCCAGGATATCACCCGTTGAGAGTTTCCAACAGCGCAGGTTTACCGTCTGCCTACGGATGCGTGCAATGTCCAGCTGCTTGCGCATCTCCGTGTAATGTATGGGTTTCTTGTTGTTCATATTGCAAAGATACGCTTAACAAGCCCTACTTAAAAATACTGCGACGAAAAAAGGCAGCTGCCCTCACGGGTGGCTGCCTCTCCGATTAACATAAAATATAATTATGACAGTTCATCTATGAGACTATTAATCTACAAAACTAACCTTTAACCTAATAACAAAAGTACATTTTACACAAATCATTAAAACTTAAACAATATGAAAAAATTAAAATTGGTACTCAATCATTTCCTTGTCTGTAAAAACCCTGTCGCGCCTCACGGCGAGGCAGGGAAAAATTAACAAAATTCATCTCAAAAAAAACTATTAACCAAATAACTGTTTTTGAAAAATCCTTTTGACTTATGAAAAAAAAATTACTGAAAAAAATTACTGCGAGTGTAATCATCATCCGGGCATCGCCATGCCACGGTTTTTTCACAACTAACTAAAAACTTTATTACCATGAAAAATAATACTCTGCAAATGTACACATATTCCATCGTCCGAAAAAATACACGGTGCATATCCGTCACGGACGGCACCGTGCCTTAGTATTATCTAATGAAATAGGTATCTCTCTCTCATCGCAGTCGCCACATCTGCCATACGGGGCTGCCGTCGCCATCCTGAATGAGCATATAGCCAGCCCATAGCATGTAGTCCACTATCACGCTGTCCTCGATGGTGAGGATGGGCGACAGGTCGTCCATCACCTGCAGCGTGGTCTTACGCTCCTCTATCAGCGACATGTTCTGGTCGTACACCGTCTGACGGGTGGAGAAATAACTGTCCAACACAGCCTTCTCTATGTCGCTTGCCTTCAGTTGCTTTTCTTTCCTTGCCATAGTCAATCCTTTCTTACGTTTTCCAATATGATTTCTATGCCTTTTACCTGTTCAAACCACCAAACGAACCCTCTCAGTCCGTCCAAACTCTTCATGCACTCTTCTGCCCTGGAGTTATCCTCCCGATAGGCAGCAATGATAAAATCGTCATATTCACGAATAGAATCCAAAAGGTCTTCCTTCACGAATTTTATCAAGTCGTACAGGTCTTGGAGGTTTTCTTCCGTAAACTTTGCCGTGTATTTGCCCAGTTTCACCTCTGCCGTAGGTACGATGACCGATGTATTGCCGTTCTTTTCCATAGTCGTTCCCTCCATTAAAATAATGTTCCTAAACTATTCGCTATCGCGCCCATCAAGAGCATGGCGAGCAGCCATGCGTGTACGCTCAACACTTCGCCATGGGTGAAGTTCTCACCGCAAAGAGTGGAAAATGTGTTGCTCCTTTTGCTTAGCCAATCATTCTTTCTCATAACTTGCATGTTTTTAAAGATTCATAAAAAAGATTCTACGTTTGATGGTGCAAATGTAACTATTATTATTCACACACGCAAATTTTGTGTAACTAATATTATTCTTATTAACATTATTTAGTGAATAATATTAATCACAATTATAATAATTGTGTAACTTTGCTCAAAATTTCAAATTATGGAGAATCGAATAAAAATCGTGATAAAGGAAAAAGGCTTTACGATTACGAGCCTTGCAGAAAAATTGGGAATGACACGCGAAAACCTTTCAAGAACAATAGTCAACCCATCTTCGCCAACATTGGAAAAACTTTCCGAGGCACTTGACGTTCCCGTGTGGCAATTCTTCGCCTCTCGTGAGGATGTTTTGGGCGATTCCGATTCTACATCCATCACTTGTCCCCATTGCGGCAAGGAGATCCAGATAGAGGTAAAATAAAAAAGCCCCAACCTTGCTGGGCTGGGGTTTGGTGTTAAAGTGATCTTTTTAAACGTATTGCGGAACTGGTCTGTCTATCAGGTGACCAGCGTCAATATCCTCTTTATATTTTTCAATAAATGGCTGAATCGTCTAAACAAGAAGATAGATTTAGGCAAAATAAAGCCAAAACTAAAACAAACAAAAATTTTTTCATGTTCAATTGTTATTTGATTTTTTGATTTTAAGAGGTCAAAATCTCATTTTATTCAAGTGGGATAATTATTTCTTCTTTCTGACATTGAAAGGTCCAAGGCTCGTTATACCGTCAACGTGTTCAAACAACTGTGGCTCAACGTTTGCCTGCATAGGGTCAAGTATGAAGTCTATACCCTCTCGCCTTGCCAGCTTGGCAGCTGGGACGAAATCGGAATCCCCAGAGAAAAGTACAATGGTATCAACAAACCCTTTAAGAGCTAAAGTGGCGATATCCACGCCTATTTTCATATCAATGCCTTTTTGCTGTACGTCCAAGTATACTTCATTTTCCGACAAATCTTCCAGTTTCTTCTTTCCAGACAGCAATTCTTTCACGCGACCAGGATAAATCTGCCAGTTATGATTGTCTTTCAATGTGCCTATGCGTAAGGCTACCTTGCGCTTTCGCTTCAACTCCTCCAGCAACTCCATACGGAACTTGTACTCAGCAGTTTTACTGAAGTCGAACAGTTTCTTACTTACAGGATTGTGTACCTTCTTGTCTATTGGTGGACAGTCATAATAGAAAATACGGTAGAGCGTGTTACTTTTACCTACATGTTTCATCGCCATTGTATAAAGATGGTTGGCCACTTGGGCACCTGTCATCTTCTTATCTTTATTATAAAGGGAATTGAAACGCTTTACGAAGAATCCGCCGTCTATTAATACAGCAATCTTCACGGGTGGAAAACTGTTTTCTTTCTTTTTCATTATGCAAAAAATAATGCCCAGGGGTCGGCACATCCATTATCAAGAATAAGCGGCAAAGCAGATTGCGGCTTTCGGATGTGCGTCGCCATGAGCCTAATCATGTTGCAAATATAAACATTTTATATATTTCCTCCAAATTTAGAGGGTGAAAATTATCGTTTTCAGTCTAAATTTAATATTTAAATACAAATATCTGATGTTTTCACGGATGTTTTCTCGTCATAAAAAGCCAGAACATTTCTGCCCTGGCTTACCTAAAGTGATCTTTTTAAATGTATTGTGTAACTGGCTTATCTATCAGGACACCAGCATCAATATCCTTTTTATACCTATCAATGAATGTGCTAATCTTATTGATAGTTGTTTATTATCTTCTTAGCTTTTGAGGATAATTTTCTTCACCATCATTATTTTCTTCCTTGTCTTTTAATCCATCCGAACCAAAGAACATGCCTACAATGGCAAAGAAAGACGAGAAACAAGAAATAGCGGCAAACCACGGATGGTCGAAGTAAAGTGCAAATGCGGTGAGAAAGATAAAAAGAGCAAGGGAAAGGAAGGCATACAACATCCCACGCCTATTGACCTCCCTGTCGTCTTTTTGCTGTTGCTCGATTATATCAAGCCGCCTCTCCATATCTTTATGGCGGTTCTCTTGTTCCTTTTTGGTAACGTCGATAAACATATCAACGATGCGAGGGTCTATCCTTTGGTAATGTTCAAGTTCTTGGGGAGATGGCAGGGCACTGTCATCCACAGTAAGAGTTTGCTCAGTCTGCTTGCCCGTACCTTGAACGGTGGAAACCAATGTCTCCCTTCGATTAATAGACTTCTTAGCCATTTTCCGTTATCACCTTGTTAAATGCTTTTCTTGCGTCGTTTTTAATGAGAGTTTGGTCATTTCGTAAGTTTTCACCATCACTTTTTGGTGAAAACACCTGTTTTCGCATTTCCTTTATGTCTTCAGATCCGTTCTCATATCTACCATTAGCAGACTTTCCTATCATAAAAAGGCCACGAGCTATGGTAAAAAACGATTCAGAGAAAAAACTCGCAATGTTAAACACAATCAATCACCTCCTTTCATTTTCGGATTACAAATATAGAAATAAAATACGTATCTTCCAAATATTCTGACCATTAAAATTGTTTTTCGTTTAAATTTCAGTCTAAATTTAATATTTAAATACAAATATCTGATGTTTACCCGTCATTTTCGTGCGGTCATGAAAAGGAGAAAGGGCGCGGTGCATCGGCTTGCATCACGCCCAAACTTTACGGTGTGTCATCATTTTCGTGGGGTCACGAAAATGGTTACGGGTTCACGGCATCCTCACCGTCTTCTGCATCCTCGTCGGGGAAATAGATGTCAGCTTCGCGGATTTTCAAGTCCTTGTAGAGGTCAACGGCCTTGAAACGCTTGCCGAGGTAGAGGTTCATTCGGCATCCCACCACGTTGTCACGGGCATTGAAGTCGTCGGCAGTGTCGGCAGGCTTCGTCTTCAAGCCAATACTGAAGATACCAAGGTCGTCGATACGTACCGCCTTGCCTTCGAGAAGCAGTTCACGCAGACAGTTCTCCGTCTCGATGAGAACACCGCGTATCAATGCCTCAGAGAATGCGCAGTGGTGGTTGGCCATGTGCTTAATGAACTCGTCGAACTCCATGAGCTCGTGGGTAGCGCGTGCGTACCATTTTCCCTTGAAGTCGCTACCGTCGCGGTTGTCTTGTCTTACTTTGTAGTGAATCATTGTTTGTTGAGTGTTTAATGTTTAGTGTTTAGCGGGAGTTTCCCACCGATGCAAAGATACGCACCCTCACTGGCGCAAATACGAATGTATGCGGTTACGTGCGTTTATAATCGGGAAATTGTGGTAGTTTGCCGTTTTATTGTCTTACCTTTGCGGCCGCTTTAAGACACACATGATGACATTCAGAATTAAACCATACGGCAGAACGGAGCTGGCACAGCTCTACTGCCCTGACATCTTGCCTGAGTCGGCTTGGAAGAAGTTCCGCCGATGGATGGAGGTACACCCCACGCTCATGGGCGTAATGGAGAAGTCGGGCTACACCCATAGCCAACGCACCTTCACGTCGCTTCAGGTGAGCCAAATAGTGGCCGCCTTGGGCGAACCATAGTTTTTAACAAATTTTTTGGCTATATCTTTGGCGATTATATATACAATTTTCGGCAAAGATATATGCAATAATCTGGGAATATACATTTGTAAAGAAAAAGTTTTTTTGTTTCCATCCCGTTTCCAAGCGGAAAACAGAGATGGAAATTTTCAGGCAATTTCGCAAAAATGTGCCGATGACAATAGGAAATTTGGCATTTTTGACGGGAAGGGAAGCGGAAACGATGGAAATTAAAAAACGAAAGGCCGTGTTTTGCAACGTTTTTGCACGGTGTATTTTTCTGAAATGGCCATAAACAAAGGGATTTTTGGATTTTGAGACCGAAAAATCCAAAAATCACTCGCGCAACAGCCCCCACTGCCCTACGCAGACAAAGGCAATTGCCTCTCTGACTTTAACGGAATATGTAAACATTAATTCCCGTGACGCTCAATTTCCCTGTGTGGAAATTGCCACGCCTCGTTTGCGGTGGCACGAAAAAAATTGCCAAGACGCAATGCCTTGGCAACGACGATGGTATGAGTGTATCAATTCCCACCAAACGAAGAGACGACGGCACCAGCCATGCGGAGTTGCAACTTGGGGAACTTCTCCACGCCGATGCAGAGGGTGTCGAAGGCATCGGAGCCGTCGGTGCGGTTCTCCAGCTTGTCTTCCTCTGTCTCTGCCAGCTTCTCGCCTCGCTTGTCTTTCTTACCCATATAGACACCAGCGGTCTGGATGGAGAGAAGGAGGTCGCGGTTGTTGTCCTTGTTGATGAGTACCTGGTGCGCTGCCCTGCCCTGCAACATGCGGTTGATGAGTGCCTGCTTCTCGATGTGCCCCATCTGGCGACCGATGCAGACATCATTGACGTACCAACCTTCACGCCTTAGCCCTGAGACGATGGTGGCGTGGAAGTCGTCGTTGTGCAATGCGTAGTTGTTGGAGATGAACGTGGTATCGTAATAGAAGATGACCTGCTTGAAGGCATAGTACATATAATAGTTGCAGAAGTCGTCAACCAGTTCGGGAATCTTGCGCTCATACTTCACGTAGAAACTCTTCACCACGCGCAGTTTGTTGTCGTCGCCCACCTGACCTACCACGCACCAGTTGATATTGGCATTGGCATCGAAGGCGATGATGAGCGGCAGGCCGCAGTCAACGTCGGAGTCCATCCTGCAGTCTTCCTTCTGCAATCGCTCGAAGTCGTAATTGAGGTTGTCGAGGTGTGAGATGTTCGGTGCGGTGTAGAGGTTGATGGGACGGAGGGCACTGTAGAATCCATCCTTCGACATGGTGAGTCGCAGACCGAGGATGGAGGTGGCGAAGGTGAGGGCCGGCAGGTTGCGCTTCATGTCGTAGAAATACCGCTCACCCAGTATGGCAAGGTTCTCGATGCTGGAGTATTCCTTGTAGAGTGTCAGGTTGCCACGAAAGAAATTCAGTTCCTGGTTCAACCGCGACAGCTTGCGCTGGTAGTATTCCTCCCGTTCGGGGTGCTGCAGCAGCTGCTGCTTGGTCTTCCACACGGCATAGACAAGACCCTCCACCACGGAGAGAACGTCGGAGTCCATCTGCTGCTCGTAACCAAGGAACCACGAACCCGCCTTGGTGACGGGCATATCGCTTGTGATGGTCATGCCATGATGCAGGTAACACTTGGAGAAATACATCTCGTTGCCACGGTTAGCCTGAAACGTCTCGTTCTTCAGCTGCTCGAAGTCGATGAACTTTGCCTCGTCTATCATCAAGCCATCGAGCGACATGGAGTTGCTGGTACCTACACGATCCTGAGAGATGAGCGTGATGTATGAGCCGTTGTAAAAAGAGATGATGTTGTCGTAGTTCTCTGGTTCCCAGATGGGCGGTGCCCAATGCCATGCCTTTGCCGGTCGGTGGCCAAGGCAATAGTGTTGGTCCTTGCGATAGCCCCAGCTGTTCAGGTGCATCAGAATAGACGGCAGGATGTTGGTGAGACCGCGCTTCACGCTCGGTACCACGAAACCAAGCGAGCAACGAGGCATAGCCTGAAGGAACTGCAAGGCACGTGAAGCCTGTATCACTCCCTTGCCGATACCACGGCCACAAACCGCCACGAGCGTACGGGGAGACATCGACAGCAGGTAATACTGTGCGTCATTGAGGTATATCTTCTTCTTCTCCATCGTCCTTGATTTCTACGAATTCCGCATCCTGGATGTCTGCACCCAACTTTCGTTTCATGCGCTGTATCTTGCCGCGCAGGTCCTTGACGGGTGCGATGCCGATAACCGTCGGGTCGTCGGTAGGTTCGATTTGGTGAGGGATGATATCGTCGTAGTCGAACGGTTGCTGGTCTATCTCTCCCACACGGTTGTACTTGGCATAATCGGCGTTGGCTTTCTCGGCGGCACGGTTGTCATGGTCGCGCATGGCCTGTCGGTAAACCTCATCCGTGCGACGGTTGAACACGAAGCGATGCCACTCCTTGGTCTCCGCCTCGATGTTGCCGATGAGTATCTTGATGAGCCTGATGTCATCGTATGCCTCACGCTGCTTGATGTCGGGATGCATCGTCATGTCCTGCTGCACCATCTCTCGCGTGGTCTTCGAGGGGAAGTTGAGCCAGAACGTATAGAGGGCACGCAGTCGAAGCAAGCGCACTTGGATGTGTTGCGGCACGTTGCGCTCGTTCATGTCATCGACCGATGCAAACAGGTTGAGCTGGTAATCGTCTATCTTAGCTGGTAGGCTCATGGGAATTGTGGGTTATGGGTTAGAGGTAAACGTCGGCACGCCCGACTTGCGGGAGAATCCATCCCAACAAGCCGAGCGTGTGGATGCCAGTTCCGAGGTATGATTGCACGGGGCAATCACTCAGAGGCTTCAGCAGCTGCTGTATCTGATTGGTCATTGCTTTCCTCAGACGGAGACGTAGGCTGCTCTTCAGATGGCTCAAACACGATACCAAGGTCCAGGAGTGATGAGCGCATCTTGTCTGTCACCATATCGGCGGCAAGGAGGATGTTCACTCTTTCCTGCATACTCTCACGCAACTTGTTGGCTGCAGCGAATGCTTCAGCGGTACCTTCCTTGGCGGCAGCTGACACGAGCGAAGCCAACTTTTCGGTGTTCTTGCTGATGTAGCTACGGGCGGAGAGGATGCTGCTGTTTGATTCGGTGTCTTTAGGGGATGCAGGTTCGGTAGGTGTTGCAGGTTTGGTAGGGGTGTTATCGAAGGCATCGTACTTCTCCATCTGCGACATGTAGCGTTTGTCCATCGACGCGAGAAGCTGCAGTTTGTCGTAGCGTTGGCACGACGGCAGGTCTTCCATCGACTTCAGTTCCTCGAATGTCGCCTTGATGTCCTTGTACAGTTTGCCGTTGTCTTCCCACAGCTGCTTGATTTCGTCGGGAAGTTGGTCGTGGTCTTGGCGACGGCCAAGGCGCAAAATGTTCGCTGGTTGCTCGGAGTCAACCGTTTCGGTACCATCCTCTGGCTGACCAGCGGAAAGAATCTTCTCTGCAGACGGAATCACTTCACGATCGAGACGGTTCACCTGTTCCAAGGTAAGGCCGTCGAGACGATACTTCAGGTGTATCTTCAATTCATACTCAATCTTTCCGACGATGCTTTTCGGTCGCTGTACCGCCAACTGGAGGTAACGGCGATAGGCCACGTTGCGCGGATTGATGCGGAAAAGGAGCTGTGCGCCATCGGCAATGTCATCATTCGACTTCTGCTCGATGTTCAGCCAGTCCTGAATCTGCTTCGTAAATTTGGGGTCTACTTTCATGTTTTCAATCATTTTAAAAAGGGCAGGCATACGTTTAAGCAGCCTGCCCTCCAACCTAAAATATAAAATTATGACTATCTATCATTTTCCTGTTGCTCAGTTTCCTTGCTGTTGCGTCTTCAGCGTATCGGTTGCACCGTCGATGGTTCCACCTTCGGTGACGATATCGCCAGGATAGAAAGGAGTGGCTGCCATGTCTTCACAACTCACCTCGATGGTGGTAGTGTTGGCATCGTTGCTGCCCTTTCCCCATGCCTGAGACGGATTGACGGAGACGTTGAATGCTTCACTACCGAAGACGCGCACTTGACCGTCGCGCTGTGGAACGAGGATGATCACGTCATCGTTGTTCAGTTCGGTAATCAATCCCGTTACCTTCTTGGCGGTACCGGGGAGAACGAGAGAGATGGAGTTGTTGAAGTGGAAACTTCCGTAGCTGCCCGCTTGCTCACTCTTTGGTTCGCTTTCGCTGGGAACGAGGTCAACCTTATGCCATTTGGCATCAGCTGCCAACCCGAAGTTGCCTTCATAGACGGCTACGTGGTCAAGGTCGGTGGCACCGTTGCGTGGCAATGTTGGCCAAGTTGCGATTTCCTTGCGGCGGATGAAATAGAAGTGGTCGCGCACTCCAGGCAGGGAAACCTCGCCTGGGCAGAACTCCACGTCTTCGTAGAGGTTATTGGTATTGGTGCATGTAGTTGCCATAGTTACATTCCTTGTCTAATGTTATACATGTTACATTACTGAGCGAGCTTCGCAACGAAGAGACGTTCCTTGCTGATTGACTCGAATTCGCAACCGAAGAAGGCTGTCATGATGAACTGCAGTACGAATGCGCTGTGCTTCTCAACGGCAACCGTTTCCTCCTCACCTGTCTGGTTGACACCAACAAGCATGTTCTGCTTGGTTGAGAGGTGAATGAATTGGGAGTTGGCCTTGTTGGACAATGCCACAATCTCACACTTGTTTTCAGAGCCTTCGAGGAAGGTTTGGTTAAACTCCTTGTTGTAGGCGATGGCACCAGTGGTGGCCTTGTAGTCGTCGTTGTAAGCATCGAGGATGCTGGGAGCAACGAAGAGTTTCGTCTTTCCATCAGTCAAGAGAGGATTAGCGGCACGATAGATGCTCTTCAGCACGTCAACGGCATTGTTTGCCGTGATTTCTTCAGTGAGCTGCAGGAAGTTTCCTTTTGCTGCAGCAATGTTGGTAGCTGCTATCTCGGTCGCCGTAATGGTGTCGAAACCGTTGAAGAGGTCAACCGTTCCCGTGCCGTTGGCATTGCGCACGGCATCCCACATGTGGCGATACAGTCCGTCACCAACTTTCTTGGCAATGAAGTTCAACACCTCACGGGCGATATCCACGTTCTTCAGGCCTTCGCCCTTGGTGATGGAATTGCCGTAGATGCTGCTGTAAACCTTGTTGGGAGAGAAGTTCTTCACCAAGCTACCGAAATAGGTATAGAGGGTACGACCTGCAATGGCGATGTCGCTGTCATCCACGCGAGTTTCGCTGTATGGTCCGAGTTCCGCAACGCCCGAAAGTTCTCCTACCGTCTCGCTGTAGCGAATGCCAGTGCGGAGAGAGACGTGCTGCAAGAACTTGCCAAGGGCGAAGACTGGCATCATGAGTATCTCTTTGCGATACTTAGCTGCACTCGTTGAGAGTGCCTGGGGAGTGATGTTTACGTTCATAGTTCTTAGAGATTCTTAATTCTGTTGAAACTTTTACGAGCTTCCTCCAGGAAGTCGTATTCTTCATGCTCTTCACTGCCAGACGGCTTGCCATCGGTATTGTCGCCAGGAGCACCCTTCAGGTTCTTGATGGTCTCGTTGGCCGTAGCGAGGTCATCCTGTGCCTTCTTGAGCTTTGCGTTGGCATCGTCGAGTTTCTTCTGCAAGGCATCCTTTGCCTCGCGCTCATCCTTTACCTCCTGCTCAAGTGCGCCCAATCGGTCATCGATGGTCTTCATCTGGTCTTGAGTCAACGAGATGCTGCCATCGTCGTTGGGCTTAAAACCGTCGGTAACGGCAAGGAGTGCCATTACGCTCATAAAGATTTTGATCATTGGTTTATCGTTTACTGCGGGGTCGTTATGGAACATGGACTTAATCGCATCCACCGACTTTCGGAAAAGCGACTTAGTTGGATCTGCGCCTTCCACGGGGACAGGCGGGAGTCCGTACTCCTTGAATATGTTATTTGAAAAGTTTCGCGCGTTCTTCTTGATGCTTTCATCGTCACGGATGGAGTCGATGAGTCCGAAGTCGAGTGCGTCCTGAGGACTGAGCCACGCTGCCGTGTCCATTTTCTTCATGCACTCTTCCATGGTCTTTCCCGACTTCTTGGCATAGAGCGACGCAATCACCTTGTCAATGGTGTCGAGGTCGTTGCGTTCCTTCTTGTATTTCTCGATGATGCGGTCAAGTTCTTGCTTGTTGGCACTCTGCCACTCCATCACTGCCGTACTGCAATTATGGATGAGCATCAGCGAACCGTCAACCATATCCACCGTCATGGCTCCCATGGTGAGGAAGGTTGCAGCCGATGCCGTCATGCCCAGGATGTGCATGTGCACCTTGCCGTGGTCCCTTACGAGCTGGTAAATCTCCAAGCCTGCATCGACGTAGCCGCCAGGACTGCTCACTGCAACGTGCACCTCTTCGTCCTTGTGGGCAGAGAGGAAGTCGCGCACGTCCTTGACGGTGGTACCGCGTTGGCCGGTCCACCAGTCATAACCCATGCCAATTGTGCCTGTTATTACGAATTGATATTCCATGTGCGACTAAGAAATATTGATTTATTGCAAAGGTAAACGAGGAAATTTTTTGCTAAAACTACACGAAACCCTTGATTATAGGGCATATTTGCGGTGAAGAATAGGCAACTGACACCTCCGTCAACTGCGATTCTGAAGAATCTTTCGGGTGTACGCGCTGCTGGGTGACGATGGGATAAGGCCGTTCGTCGGTACCGATGAGATAGTAAACGCCGTCGATGGATCGACAGAGAAACACCAGACGGTCAGGGTTGGGCATCCACTCCACACAGGTTTGAAACGTGAGTTTGGCGGAGTAAATGCGGTTTCCGTTCTCGATTTTGTCGGAAATCACAAGTTGTGCGGGTCGTTTGATGTGCTCCACGGGCGTAAAGGTGACATCCTTGCTAATCACGGCCTCGGTCTCGCTCGTGCGACGGAAGCCTGTAATGAGTTGCGAGGGAACGGATGAGATGGAAATGATGTTGTTGAGTATCATGCTTGCAAATGTTTTGTTTTGTTCGGAAATGTTCGGGGTTGTTTGGCACTGCCAAAATATCAATATCTTATCCTTTCTTTTTTATGTTAAAAGAATTTAATCGCCTTTTCTGTTGCGACTTTTTTTTCTGAGGTCGATTCCTCGGCTGGTATAATTGTCGCGCATTCGATAGTAACGTTGCCTGATGGTGTCTGCATAGTCGATGCTGATGCCGTGCTTCTCGCACCAGGCATAAATGGCGGTCATGGTCTTACAACCCAAGGCCGACATGTCTCCAAGTTCCACCCATAGGTTTCTGTTGAACAAAAGCTCGCAACATTCCACGACGGCATTCTTGCCACGTGGCGAAAGGTAGTTGTAATTGGCAGCGGGTTTGGTTTTGCTGTCGGGAATGCGGATGGCCGTCAAGTCGTCGGCGGCTACGTCGGGTTGCTTGCCTGCTGGCAGACGGTCGATGAAACAGTGAATGGTACCGTTCTCCACGCTCTGTGGCGGAAACTCAACAGGGTTGCCCAACGAATGCTGTAGAAACTGGCTGACGAAGGGCTGCAGCTTTACATAGATACAAAATTGGCTCATAATCAAGATGTTTAGATGCTGCAAAGATAGCAAGTTTACGGCACTTTTCCAAAGATAACGGGAAAATTTCATCATATACATGGAAATTATCTCTCATATTTCCCTCAAAATTTCTCTCGCACGTGTATATATATTTGATGTAGCATTTGTAGCATTGTAGCATCAAATACTAATTGATTGATAATCAAAATGTTATGTTTTATACTGATGTTACAATATACTCAAAAGTGCTGCTACATTGCTACAAACTGGGTGTTTTCGCGTCTCGATGCTACAAAATGCTACAATCGTGCTACAATCATTTACAGAGTTAAACGCTTGATTATCAACGATGCACAAAATGCTACAGATGTTACATTCGGTTTTTGCGTATTATCATCAATTCTTTTCGCTTAGAGACGAAAAAAGGCGTCCGACTGGAGCCGAACGCCACTAACGACGAATTGAACAAATAGCGGTAATTTAGTAAGGTGCCGCTTCCTTTTCTGGTGGTGGAAATGGTAAATCCTCCTCTTTCCTCTCTTCCCTGGCATCTGCCACGTCTTCCATGTCGGGCAAATCGCCTGTATAACTATCAAGATTGATGCCAAACTTGTCGCTGATCATCTTGTAGTCGAAACATAGCGGGCGGTCTTGATGCCAAATGGTCTTATAGCCTATCACCTTGTCACCGTCCATCATTTGTTCCAGTATTGCCTGCCCATTGGTGTTGAACTTCTTGAATCTTTCCGGATTAGAGGCGGTACCAAGGTATTCTGGTGATATCTGCAAATAGTGAAGGATTGACTCTGAGGGCAACAGTCGTTCGTCCATCTGTCTTCCAAGCTGCCTGTAGGTGGCCAACATGATGTTCTTTCTTATCATCAGGATTTGGCGGGGTGCCTCGAAGTGGAACGCGTCTTTGCTCTTGTTGGTCTTCAGGCTGTCCTTGGTCTTGATGATATAGTCTTGTCCATACATGAAACTGCCTTTTTGCTGGGCACTGCTGATGATGTTCCAGAAGCCCGACACTTCATCGGTGGAAGCGCACATCTCATTCTGCCTGACGATGCCGTTCACGCAGATAGTGAGCAGGTCTTCGTATGCGAACGGAAAGTCCAACACTCCCTGCAGGGCAAGATAGGCAGAGAGGGGTATAAGCCAGTTGCGCTCGATGCGGTCCATAATCTCGCGTCCCTTCAACCTGAATTCAACGTCTGCCTCTGCTTTCTTCCATGCTCCGCCAAACGATGCCTCGAACTTCTCGCGGTGCTTCAGTATGTCGAGCGTGATATGTGTGGCTCCCATCAGGCGGTAATGCAGCAGTTCAGTGAATCGGTTTCTCTCCTCCTGGGTGTGGTGCTGCTTGTCATAGGTGAGGTAGATAAGCCGGGTAAACAGGGCGATATCTGCCGTCGGCATTTCCTGACCTGTGATGATCACGCCTGAATCCACGCGAGCTTGCTCACGCTTCTTGTCCTTGTCCATGTTCATCCTACTTCTACCGATGCCTCCCCACAGGTCTTTCAGCCATTCAATCTTCTTGATGTCAATGCCGTTCTTGTACTCGTCCAGGTGTATGAGCGCATTGCTCACGCTGGCCACTGCATCGGCCAATGCCGGTACCGATGCCGTTTCGATGTTCTGCGGCTCGTTGTCGGTCATGAAAAATGTCATCAACGTCTCTGCCAGTTCGGTCTTTCCCGAACCTTTTGGACCGAAGATGTTCAGCAACGGGAAGAATCTCGCCTTGGGCTTTACGATATCCCTGAACAAAGTAGCAAGGTAGAACGACAATCCCACCTTCGCATTGTCGCCGAACACTTCTACAATCTTGCTGAAGTATTCGCGTAGGGTGAAGTTGGAATAGTTCTGGTGACGGAACTTTCTTTCGTTGGTAAACAGTTCGGTGGAGTCCTTATAGAGTTGGCTCATGGCGGGCAGGTAGTATTTGCCAGCCTTCAGGCGAACGATGCCCATGTTGTCGATGGGCTGCCATTGGCCGTCTTCCTGCGCTCCGTTGCAGAAGCAGAAGAAGCCTTGCTTTTGCCAACCAAGTTGCTTTATCTCTACGGCGGTCTCTGTCACCTTGGCCAAGTATCTTTGCAACTGTATCAGCGGTTCCTCGCTTGCCAACCACGTGTAGTTACCGATGCCGAGCAGTTTCTTGCGGAGTGCCTTGGCGGAGGTGAATACCTCCATGTCGAGTTCAATGATTTCCTTCTTGTCTTCTGGATCGTCGTTGTTAATCTCGAACAAGCGCACTGGGCGTATGTCGTCCTTGATGTGAAAGAGCGGTTTCAAGGTGAAGTTCGACCATTGTATTTCGGCACCCTCCTTGTTGGTACCATAATAGCAATGGTGTTTCTCGATGAATCCAAACTGCCTGAGCATGTCGATATCGCCACTCTTGTTGCGTCGGCTCTGCTCTTCCATGCGCCTGCGCTTGGCTGCCTTGAATGCGTTCTGCCACTCGTCCTTGTGGCCGTAGGTGCCCGATAGCTTGGTGATGTATGCCTTCTGGATGTTCTCGTCGGTAATGAAGACTATCAGGTCGCATATCTTGTTAATCAGCGACAGGCGGTCCTCGGTGGTGGCTCCGTCATCCCACTCCTTGCGGGCATACCATACCAAGAATTCCTCTTCTCCCATGGTGGAGAACTTGACGGTGTCGGTGATGTAGCTGTCGGGGTCCAACTTCTTTCCCGTCTCGTTGGGTATCTCGCGCACACTGACGGTAAAGCCTTGCCTTACTGCCAACGAACCGTTCTTGATGACGTTCTTGTCACCAGCTCCCATCTTCTCCCCTGCCTTGGGCACGTCGGAGTCGGGAATGAAACAAAGCGTGGCATTGAATCGCCTGAGCATGTCCAATTGGCTCTCAGTCCATGCACCGCCGAGCGACGCAACGGTGTTGAGAATGCCGATGCTCTGCAACTTCATCACGTCGGGACCGCCTTCCACCAAGTATAGCTTTTCCTCCTGGCGTGCCTTGCGTGCGGCGGTGTCGATACCGAAAACGGATTTGTCCTTGTGGTAAATCTCGCTTTCGCTGGAGTTCATGTACTTGCGGTCTTCATGCTCCGACAATGTGCGGGCCGTCCATCCCGTGATGCGCGAATAGCGGTCGCGGATGGGAATCATCAGCCTGTTGCGGTAGAACGAGTAGAGCTTGCCCGTCTTCTCGCTCTTGCGGAGCACGCCCATCTCTTCGAGTATCTCCAACTGCAATGCCTTGCCGTCGCACCAGCTGGTGAGGTCGTCCCATGAGTCGGGCGCAAAACCGATGCGCATCTCCTTGCAGTATTCCTTGTCCCAACGGCTCAACATGTAGCCCTTGGCTGCCTTGGCTTCAGGCGTGTCGGCCTGCAGGCACTCCTCGAAGTACTGACAGAGGTAGTCGTTGTAGATAAACATGGTCTCACGTCGCTTCTGCGCTTCCTCCTCCTCTGGCGTAGCCTGGTAGTCGGTCTCCTTCAGGTCGATGTGCAATTCATCCTTCAGCAGCTTCTTCACCGCCAACGGGAACGGGAGGTTTTCGGCCTTCATCACGAAGCCGATGACGTTGCCTCCCTCGTTGCAATTGCCGAAACAATGCCAAGTGCCCTTGGATGGCTGCACACAGAAACTCGGTGTCTTCTCCTCGTGGAACGGGCAACACGCCCAGAGGCGGCCACCCTTCTTATGAAACTGACCGCCGATGTAATTAGACACCACGTCTTCGATGTCTATACGGTCGAGAATCATGTCAATGTACTTTTGTTCAATCATCGTCTTTTAATTTCTTGGTGCAAATATAGAAACATGTCCTTTTTTCCGAAAAATACCGTTTAACAAATTTTTTGGCTATATCTTTGGCGATTATATATACAATTTTCGGCAAAGATATATGCAATAATCCGGAAAGATTGGATATGCTGTTTCACCGTTCTCACTCTCGCTTGACTATCTGCATTTTCCTGATTGCAGGCACACGTGATTTCTTTCGCAAAAAAAAATTGCGAAACAAGTAAAAATATATTTGATTTTGTTTGCGTATTTCAAATGGTTTTCGTACCTTTGTATTGTCAATGAGAGACAAGCAGAGGAATCCGAAAATCTTGAAAAGAGTAGGAAAAACGAAAACCCGAAAGCCTTATGGAAGCCACAATTTTCATTAGGATTTGGAAATTCAAAATCAAACTCAAAGTTTGGATTTGAGAACCAAAGGGAGGGGAAACCCTCCCACCTTCGGGTTTTCGATGCAAAGATAGTCATATTTTTACTAACAACAAAATTTTTAACGCTATGGAATTTCACGCTGAAATCGAAATGCCAGAAAAGAAATCTGGAAGAGGTGGCGCACGCGAAGGTGCGGGACGCAAACGCAAGGGAGTGCATTACTATGGATTCAGGGCAACCCAAGAGGTGCACGACATCCTCTCGAAAGTAAATGGCTCCAAAGCCGACTTTATCAACCAGTGCATCATTAAGGCTGTTGGCAACGGTGAATAAATACACGGGAATAGTTTGTTTGTATATAATATCATTAGCCATCTTGTACACCTTTCCTCTTGAACGTTCAAGGTTCTCAACCCTCCCTGTGCCAAGGTCTTGTTGTTTTTTATCTTGCAAGGTTCGCTTTTTGAGAACCTCTTGCACCAAGACCAAGGCACTTTTTTCGGTCACCTTTCAATAATATCTTGCAATGTACTGATGATGTCATCTAAGTTGCTTGCAGCATCTTCAAGGTCGCTGACATTATCAGACATAGATTCACCACGTTCTGAGTTTTGGATGGATTCAGGCAAATTGTCGTATGCCTCCTGTTCCTCTTCACCCACATTCTCAATGTCATTTTTGAGCGATTCAAGCTCAGAAATGATTTTTTCTATTCTGCTTCTTCTTTCCTTATTCATGGCTTATCCTCCTTTTCTTCAAATTCTACACACATAGGGTCACTTCCATAACTGCCGCACTCAATGATATCACAGTTACCCCATGCGTTCTCGTCTTTTACGTCGTCACTGTCCTTATCCTTATGCCAATGCTTACAGTTCTTGCATATCAGTATCTCAGAAACACTGTTGATATATTTGTCAGTAGTGTTCACGCAATGGATAGTATTCGGGGCATCGGCAATATTCTTGTCAGCACAGTGGCTACAAAGCTCGTGAGTTTCATCCACCCACCAACAATAACCATGTTCAGGATTGTGACACGGATCTGTTTCCGTACAACCACATTTCTTACAAACTCCGTATGGCATATTACCTCCTTAATCCCAAACTGAGAAATAATGCCTCCCATCAGGGCTGATGGCATCGCCAGCTTCCGGGCCACCGCCATTAAACCCGTCAGGGTTACGCACATCTGTTGCTCCTGGTCCCAACTCTGAGCCCTGCAACAGCCCGATTACAGTTGCCATAACGTAGACGGCTGGCTTCTGATACTTTTTCTTGCTCATAAACTCGTCATTACAGTTTGTCCAATATTTCGTTCACCATGTCATCCACCTTCCGCTCCAGCGCGATGGATGCCCTCAGTGCCTCCTGGCTGCGCGTCTTGAAGTAGGCCTTTTGGAGCCTTCGCATTCCCTCTACCTCCTTGGCCAATACAAGGCCATCCGGGAAAGGCAACTTGTCAACGGGCCTCCTGTCCAGCTCCCTCTGGACCGGGAGCCACACCCGCCTGTCCTCCAAGCTCGCACCTCTCACCATGTTCATGAAGGAAACCAAATCGTCACCCTCAATCCCCTCGATGTACACTCTTAATTTTTTGTCTATTGTAACTCTCATAACATCCTACTTTAGAGTTAATTTATTAATTTGATTTGATATCGCTCTGAAAATAATTCCTTTGCCCAATCTGGAGCATGGTTTAAAAAAACTGCATCGTTATGTGGTTCGTTATCTGCGTTTTCAAGAAACGTCTCAAGTTCTTTTACGTATTTCTTTACGAGAACTACCAAATCGGCATCAGGAACCTCACTACCTTGTATATGATACACCTGTTCAATATGATTAATGTCTTGCAAATATTTCATATTATACACAAGTTGTTCATTGTTGCCATGAACGTAGGTGACGGCAAGAATACGCGCAGCAGTGTCGCGTCGGATTGCTGGTACTCCGATGTTTTTAAATGCATCGAGCCAATTCTTGTAGATATTCTCTTCACATTTCATTTCAACGCTTTCCTTTCCTTAATTTCAATTGTCCATGCTTTCTATATAGATTATTTAAATCAGAATCACAAAGAATTGTGTCATACACCTGTTCGTAGGTGTAGTTTTTCATTGTGTCTGCAATCTGGGGAATGGTAAGGTCACATTCTATTTTTTTTATCATTTCCTCACGTTGAGTATCGTTAAGTGTAATGATTTGGTATTCACCATCCTTGTATTTACTTTCCCTTTCGATTTTTTGCTTCCGTTCTTGTTTTTCAATCATGGCACTACGTTTGATTCCCCATCTGTGTAGCCATCGAGTAATTGTATTGCGGTCAACGTTGAAGTTTTCGGCAAGTCTTCGCTCTGGAACTCCCCATTTGTATTGCTCAATTACCTTTTCTTTTTGTTCTGGCGTACACATTACGTCATCTGCTGTGCGAGAGCCTACAGGTCGTCCAAGTAAAATTCCAAGTTTCATCCTAAGTTTTAATCCTTCCTTGGTACGTTGCCGAATCATTTGCCTTTCAATTTCTGCAGCGAGGCCAAAAGCAAATGCTAATACTTTCGATTGGATATCGTCATCGAGAGAAAAGTTGTCTTTAACTGTGTATATTTTGCATCCAACTTTCATGCAGAAATGAAGAATATCCATTACCATGTATAAGTCACGCCCTAAGCGGCTTATTTCAGCAGCAATAACAATATCATCCTTCTTTAATTTATTTAAGAGCGGTCCGAGGTTTCTCTTGTTTGGGTCTTTACCGCCGCTAACACCTTCATCTGTTATGAATTCGTCAATTTTCCAGTTTTTATCTTCGGCGAATTTCACAACTCCTTGTTTTTGCGAGTTAACGTCCTGTTCATCAGACGATACCCTTAAATATCCATATATCATGTCGTTTCCCTTTCCTTTGGCATTTCATGTTTAGAAAAATATCCTTGTCTCTTGTCTGCTCTTATTGCTGACTTTTGGTACCATATTCCCTGATGATCAGCTCTACATGCACGGGCGAATTGTCGAATCTCACTTCAGGAAAGTCCGAATCACGGAGCTTCATGTTCTCACCGAAATTAGTCCATATTCCACCCTCACACTTGGGCTTGTACTGCCCGATGTAAAGATCCACGTCTTCATCCCTTGCCATCCAACCTTCTAATATTCTCTTCATGATTGTTCCTCCCTACAGTTCCAAGTCACATACTCCTTCTTCCTCAATGTATCTCTTGCATCCGTCGCATTCCTCCCTCTCTGGATAGGGGCAAACAGTCTCTTCCACGTACAAACCATGCACGGGTTTATCTTCTTCTTCGAAATTCAGGTCGAGACTGTCGTCTCTCATCACTGGCACACCATTGATGGTAACACCAAGCACTTGCCCGTTCTTGTCACGGTAGATTTCAATGTTAACGTCGTTTACTTCCTCTGGCCACTCAAAAGAAGACAACACAAGAGCCTTGCCTTTAGAATCGTACACGATAATGTCATAGTCGGAATTACCGCCACACAGGAACCACTTAACATGATTCTTCTCCAGTCTCACCTCTTTCATTTCTAAGCCAATCTTTTCAATGGCTTTCTCAAATTCATTTACTCTCATCACAAATCTTATTTTTAGAATATTCAATGTATTCGTTACACTTCAAGCAATAAGCACCATTGATGCAGTTGCGCTTTGACTCGCAAATATTACAGTCTTGATGCATACTACAATGTGTTGAGTCGCATAACCTTGATAATCTCCCTGCAGTTCTTGGTTCCCAACTTATTCTTGATATTGTGGAGCTGAACCTTTACCGTCTGTGGAGCCTTGCCCAAACGCCGTGCAATCTCGGTGAACGTGTAGCCGTAAAGGTAGAGTTGCACAACTTCTTTCTCAGCTGGAGAGAGCTTGGTTAAACTCTGCGGTTTACAAATGATGTTTTCATCCTTGCAAACTCCACGAAGCGGACATCTCACTTCCTCGAAATTCAAGATGTCGTTTGACATGTCTGGAGTCAACGTGTCAAGCTCGCCAAAGTTGCATCGGATGAATCTCTCCACGATTTGGAATGCGGAGATGTCTTTGTCGGCGGCACTATTTGACTTCGGAGGATATAACAGTCTCAACCTTGACCATGCGCCAGGAAACCTGTTGCTGATGATCTGGATCATCCTTCCGCACAACTCCTTGTTGAATCTCGTCAACCGATTTTCGGTTCCGCCATTCTTCGAGAAGTACACATTTCCGTCTGGAGACACTCTGAACTCTATTGTTTCCATGACTCTTCCTGTATCGTTCTTATCAAGTTCTCGCGCTCATCGCGTCGAAGCTCGCTAACGGGGTTCTCCCTCAACTTGCCCGACATTGTTGCAGGTGGATATTCATACCTGAAATTTAGGTATCTCAGAAACTTTCCCTTCTCTTTCTTAGTGAGACTTTGGTAATAAACCGTTGGGTCAATAACTTCATTTTTACTCATAATTTGCTTGTTTTAATCAATTATTAATATTAAATTTATGTGCAAAAGTAATTAAATTTATTACATTGTAATATTTTAATATTATTATTTATCATTTATTAACGTATGATTTATTACACAAACGTTTATGTAAACAAATCTTAACAAGTAAATTTGGATATGAAAATTGAAAAGGTAAATCTTGGTGCATTAATACACCAAAAAGTAAAAGAGAAAGGTTGGTCAGATGCCAAATTTGCAAAGGCTATCGGACTACATAGGCAGAATGTCAAGAAAACTATATTTGACAAGGAAAGTTTAGACACAAACATGCTCTGTATTATATCAGAGCTGCTTGAATGTAATCTTTTTAATTACTTCAAAAGTAATACTATTAATGACTGCAAGGAGCTGAAGGCAACTGTCACTATCGAGATGGGTAAACAGAAAACCGAAAAGACATTCACCGTCTTCTTCGGTGACAACAAAGTAAAGATTGAGTAGATATTATGAAATACGTAGCCTTTAATTTAGACAAGTTGAGAGCCATTCTTGATTCTCGCAACCTGAAGGAACGGGATTTAGCTAAAATGATGTACGGACCTAAGACTCACCAGACCTTTCAGACAATCTTCACCAAATCATTTGGTGTCCAAAAACTGCTCGACATCTGCAATGCCCTGAACATTCCAATAGATTGTCTGTTCGACATCGAGTCAGAGGAAAACGAGAAAATTCCCGTGATTAAAGGAAATAACAATAACGTAAATAGTACGGTTATTCACAACGATTATACATCCCTGCAGTACGAAAACGACTCTCTCAGGAAACTAATTAATGAAAAAGACAAAAGAATTTCTGACCTGCAAAAAAGCCTGGATATTCTAAACGCTATTTTGCAGGACAAAAATCGGACAAACAACAAAAAAAATGACTAATAGAGTTCCGATAATAAAGGGGGTCTCCCTCCTGTTTATGATGTAAAAAGTCCAGTAATCCCGACCTAATTAAAGTTAAAGGGTTGGTTTCCAACCCTTTAATCGTTGTCGGAGGTAAAATGGTCGGTGAAAAATCGGCAGTTACTTTCTTGTTTTATTATTCTTATCTAACAATAGGCCATCACGCAAAAATTTTAAAGATGGCTAAAAAAAATTTTATCAGTCGCGAAAAACAGAAAGCAATCGACGAGATCGTCGGTTGGAAACCGCCTGTGTTTCATCAGGCATCGGAATGCTACGTGTCAGTATCGGCTTTCGATCCTGCACGTGGTCAGTTCAGGATCAAGAAATTCATGCTCGGGCATGTGAAGGGTAAACGTCAGCAGAAGGTTTACGGTGAAGCACTAATTAAGAGGATTACAGAGAAACTGATGCAGGGATGGAATCCTTGGATTGAGATTATGCAACCGATGGAATATACTTCGTTCGACGAAGTATGCGAAAAGTACAAGGAATATCTAATGAAGATGCTGAAGGAACGTAGCATGAGGGAAGAGACGGTGGCATCATACACAAGTAGGTTGAAGGTTCTGATGGACTGGAAGGTTAAGGAGAAGATAAACCTGTACTACACTTACCAGTTTAACAAACGCATAGTTGGGCAGTTTCTGGACTATGTATTCGTTGAACGCAACAACACCATCAGGACCAGGAATAATTACCTGTTGTGGATTAAAGTGTTCTGCAAATATTTGCATGAACGTGGGTATGTTCCGAGTGATCCCTCCGCAGCTTTCCACAACGTAAATCCAAAAGGGCATCAAGGAAAGAATAGGGACATAATTCCTGATGACATTCTCCAAGAGTTGCACGATTGGTTGGCAGTACACAACAAGCACTTCCTTTTGGCATGCTATGTATTGCATTATTGCCTGGTGCGACCACGCGAGATGAGTTTTCTTAAAATACGCGACTTCTCCATAAAGAGACAAACGCTACATTTACATGGCGACACGACAAAGAACCATAACGATGCTGTCATTACCGTTCCACAGCAGGTACTGAAGTTAATGATTGAACTGAAGGTATTCGATAGTCCAGGGAATTATTATCTCTTTGGAAAGGGCTTTTCTCCTGGAGAAGAACGATGCAGCGAGAAACAATTCCGTGACTATTGGCACCATTACGTCAGGAAAAACCTGAAGCTCACAAATCGCTACAAGTTCTACTCACTCAAGGATACTGGTATCACGAATATGCTACGGGCAAACACCGACATCTTAACGGTGAGAGATCAAGCAAGGCACAGTAGCATACTCATAACGGATATCTACACGCCAAAGGATATCAAAGCTGCCAACGAAATGCTGTTAAATTATCACGGAATGCTCTGATATTATTAATTTGTCAGAAAAGATTGCTTAGTTCGCTCTCCTACTTTCCATCTTTCCTACAAAAATATAAGGTGTGAAATATCTTCGCACCTTATATTTTGATGGAATCTTAATCATAAAAATCACATCAGCAACCACGCGCACAGGAATCCTGCGACTACTCCGATTTGTCCGATGCGTATGTCATTCCAATCCCAGAACGTCTTCTTTTCGAGCAAGTCATAACCCTCCTTTGCAAACAGGGCTACCTCTCCCCAAAATGCGCCGATTGATGCACATACAATGTCACTCCAACAAGCACCGCCTTTTAATGCGAGTGCTGTCACCGCCATGATGGCAAAAGCGAGAATGGGGTGAAATAGGTCATTCATATACCTTATCTTCATATCTTTCCTCCTTATAATTTAATTGTTTTACTTCATCCCATACGGAATACTCTTTTGCGTCGTTGAGAACGTTAGGTGAACCGATGTCATCAGCATTCGGTCCGCTACCACATAGCAAACCAAAGTCTGCTTCCACGATTGCTATAGTAGGTTTAATGTACCTCATAATCTATCTGCCATAAATGTTATACCATACTGAGCAAGGACAGCAGCAGCAACACATCTACCATGAAGAACACCACCTGCTGCATTATCATGCAACCCATCACCTGTATAAGTATCAATAGTGTCTTCACATACACCATCCGACATTACATCAATAAATGTGCATCCGTTGTATAAAGCTGCTGTATGTATAGCATCATTATACAAAAAGAGTTTGTCTGCTCTTTCTTTATATTGTTCAGATGTTGTTACAAGTGTCTCGTTCTTTATCTTACACCATTGAACACCTTGTAGAAATATCTTAACGTTTGGGTATAAACTTCTCAATCTTTTAACAGCATATCTAATAGAATTATGTACTGTTCCCATTTCAGCTATTGTACTATCATCTGCCATAATAGCAACATCAGGAGAACCTATGGGAAGACCTGCTCCATAATTTGTCAAACTATCATTTATTCCCAATGCAATTATTATTATATCAGGTATCCATTGTTCATTTATTCCTGCTATCATATCATCGATTCTGTCACCTACTGCCTTGTTAGGCTCATTACTTCTATAAACCCAAGCAGTGCCATCTACTCCACATACAATTTTATTTTTATAACCACAGATATTAAAAAAAGTATTGGGATAATGTTCAACATGGGTAATACTATCACCCAATATGGCAATATTCTTGTTAGATAAAGGTTTTGCAACTGAAGCTATCTTAGTATTAATGGGTGTTAAGTCGATATTATCACTAATATTATCTATTTCTTCTTTAATTTCCTCAACATCATCAACTAATCCTTTTTGTATCTCAACAATAGAAAAATTTGTTACAACTACCTTACATCCACCTTTTAAATTGTTATAAGTTACAGTATTTGCTTGATATGTCTCATAATTCAAGAATCCTATATATGGTGTAGAGCTTTTAAATGTAAATACTTCATCAATATCTTCTTCTCCTGCCTGATGGAATGTTCCACTTAAAGGTTTAAGGGTAACTCCAGTATTGCTTGATTGCTGTGATGAAGACATCATCAACCTCCAATTTGCAGTTCCACCACTACCATTGGTAGTAACCGCATGGAATCTGATACGATACTCTTTGTTATCTTCAAGAGTCGAACAATTCCAAAAAGCACCATACATAGCTTGATAAGTAGACCCAGTTATAGTTACTTTACTTGCCGTAACATTCAGATTAATACCTATCGTATTGGCAGCAGTTATTGAACCTTGTTGTATGCCACTGTCTATTTCCTTTCCAAGCACAACTTCTTGCAATTCAGAAGAATCTCCACCTTGACCTATGCCTTCAACTGCCTGTTTATATTCATCAGTAAAGTCATTAGAAGACAGCCCTTTTCCGTCAACACCGCTACCGTCTACAAGGCTATTTTTAAATTCATCAAGACTTTCTACGGCATCCTCAAGACTTGTAATCTTCTTCTCTATACCGTCTTGAATTGAAATAATTGAGAATTCTGTTACTACAATTTTTGAGCCACCATAAAGATGAATAGTGCTACTGCTCTGCCAATTCAAGAAACCTATGTAGGGCTTTGTTGCATCGAATGTAAACGTCACATCAATATCCTCTTCTCCTGCTGTATGATAAGTTGTATTAAGAGTTTGTACAACTGCATTTGAGTCGGATGAAGCAGCTTTACTTGAACACATCAACCTCCAATTAGCTGCATTGCTCCCATTTGTAGTAACCGCATGAAACCTAATGTGGTATTCCTTGCCAGCTTCAAGAGAGGAACAATCCCAGAAAGCACCGTATTTTCCTTGATATGATGTTCCAGTTATAGTGACTTTGTTCGTACCTTTCACCACACTTATTCCAACTGCTGATGCTGTACTGATAGAACCGAGAGTTATACCACTGTCTATTTCCTTGTCACCTAAATCCGATGTTTGAGTTGATTCTTCCCAATTATTCTCGTTGCTAAACCCACTAAGGTCAGCAAGAATATACCTGTACTGATAATACTTCCCATCAGTACCAATATATTTTATAGTCATGCCACCCTTTTTCTTGGTAGTGTCAGTGAAAGCCGTGAGTGCCGCTTGCAACGATGCGAATGGCGATGCGTTTGGGTATGCCGCACTGATGTCGTACACCCCGTCGCCAGCTTCCCCGCCTCCAAAGTCTTCCCACTTGCTGCTATCAGTCCAATCGCTCAACGCCCCCTTGAACTGCTTAGTTTCCCAGCTGTCTGAGGCAGTCTGGTATGTGATTACCATTCCGACGCAACGTAGTGTCTGTGGAACGGCTGCAATAGCCGTTGTAATGGTGTAATATCCGCTTTGCAATGAGTGTAGCTTGGTAACGTTATACACGCCACCTGCAAGGCTATCCTTGTTGATGTCCGATTGTTTCTTGTTTTCAAGTGCCTCGTCCTTGATATATTTTGAATCCGCGAGCTTCTGGTTATTCGTAATGGATATAAGCTCTGATGCTACTTGTGCCATATTTTTATTCCTTTCCTTTAGTTTGCGATGATAGTAAATTTAGCCGTAACTCCGGCAAGCATAGGTTCGTCAGAACGGAATATGTTCCAGTTCGTATTGTATTTTCCTTGGTTGGAAAAGTTCACGACACCGCCAAATTCATCTTTTATGCTCTTTACCGTCAATGGCGTTACGATATAAAGGTAATCTGCATTGGTAAACGGAACGCTATATGTCGTTGAAATGGAAGTTGCAAGCGTACTTTGACCTCCAGATACAACGTTAGCCGCACTTGTTCCCGCACCGACATAAGTTCTGTATGTAGAGTTGAAATACCCCGTCGCTGACTTCACGGCCACTCCCTTATGCGTTCCTGTTACGGTGAAATTGTAGGTGGTCTTTGAACTTGGCGTAACGGATATAGTTTTTTGCACGTTCGCCGCACCGTTCGCCGACTGCGCAGTTCCGTCGTATGTAACATTCAACGTATCAATAGACTTGCTTGCAGTTCCCTTGATGGTAACGGATGTCGTCTCTCCAACCTCTATGACAGTCTTTGTGGCACTTGCCGAGAGCGTAATGCCTCCGACCGCCAATTCCGTCAGTTCGTTCTTCAACTCGTCGATGGCAGCTTGCGCATTCGTGGCTTCCATTCCACTCTGAGTATTGTCGTACTTAATCTTCTCCGCTTTGCCTCCTCCGCCTTGGAAGTTCGTGGCTTGATAGTTCGTTCCATCGTAATAGACCTCTATCACCTTTCCTGCCTCCCACGAGTTTGTCGGACTTGCGATAGCACCGTTGTAGTAGATGGACTTCGCTCCCGTTGCATTGATGTTAAGGGTTGGGGTGCTTGCGGTGTTGGCATTGGTCATCTTTATCTTCATTGAACCGCCAGTACGCAATGCATAACTGGGTGCCGTTACCGTCTTTGCCGCCGTACCTCCAGCCGTCGAGCACTCAAAGTATCCAACCGACTGTTCTACCTTTTGAAGAGCGTCATTCATTTGTCCCTTCGTGTAGTAATCAGACATATCCACCAATGTTCCAAGACCCGTGTTTGCATCTGCCTGATAGGTCATCACGTTCTCTGCAGGCACGAATCCATCCGGAGAAGATTCCACGACGTTAAAACAAGTACCAGGCTCCAAGTAGAACCGCTTGTCCAATCCACCAACCGTGAATATAATCTCGATGCCATACCTACCGATTGGAAGCTTATCGTAGAAATTAATAATTACGTTGTTTCCTGGATTAAGATGCCAAGTATTCGAGCCATTTACGGCTTCGCCCTCACTCAGTATTGTTCTGCGTTTGTCTGCAGCCACGAGTTTCACTTCCGATATCGTCACCTCTCCTTCTATCTCCCGTTGCTCTATCCTTCGGTATCCAACCACCCTGTTCTCAACGAGATGCACACCAAGTACGAAGTCATTTCCCCTTGTGATACGGGGAACCTTATCGTTTAGTTCTATAACACTTACCATATCTATTGTATTTAATCGTTATCTATCCTCTGGTCGTAATGTTTAATGTCCTTTCCCCTTCGTAAAGATTCAACACGGGATGTCCCATCCAGCAGTCATCGATGCCACGGTGTGAATTGGTCGGGGAATACGTGGGAGCACTTCCGTCATAAATCATTATCTCGTTGCATGACAATGGTTTTGTCATCGGAACGAACTCAGACGGGTTTTCCACAACCCACACCAATACTTCCTGGTACGTGTCTATCCTCATGATCTGCGAGCGCAGCTGCAATGATTGACCAGGTAACAGCGCGATGAATCTCGCCTGATAGCCACCGCAGAAGAAAAGTCCGGCGTTCCACTTATAGAGATCTTCCGTCGTATTTGGAATAAGCTGCTTGTTTTCGTTCCCGTCATACTCGATATTCTCGAATGCAATGATTCTCGGATCAGCGCAAACCATTACGGCATTACCCCTCAGAGCCTCTATATACTGACTGTTAGGGTTCGTGAGCAAGGTTGGCCAATTAGCCGTAAAAGTATCGGCTTCGTTTACAATTGTCAGCCTCGTTCCGTTTCTTCTGTACGCCATCACCCATTTCTTCGAGTCATGAACGCCGTTGTTATCGAATAACCTGAATGGGTAAACTGTCTTTTCGCCAACCACAATACCATTGTCTGGAAATGCAAGGATTGTGTCACCCTTCCAATCGTATTGACTGTATTGGTTGTAATTGTCCTTTACCTCAATAATTGAGTCATAGAAAGGTAATGCAACCACTCTCGGCTCACTTGTGTTATTTCCATTGAGAGCTTCGTTTCTTGCCTTGAATTGCACGGATTTTACGGTTACGTTTGCCACATCGGATGGATCCATAAACTCTCCCATGTTAATGATTACGGGATAGTAGTAATCGTCATAGCCCACCACAGTCACGTTCTCCGTTGTCAAACCCTGTAAGTCCAAATCACCCTCGATCTCGGTTTTCTTTCCGATGATGGTAACGCTCTGGTTGTTGCCGTTAATACGTACACCAGCCTGCTCCAAGCCATTTCTGGTGACTCTTAGGTTAATCTGGTCTTTTGTCAGGTCGATTTGTCCTTGCCAATCTTCCTCTGCCCGTCGCCAGTCAGTTGGCAAATTGCCCTTCTCAAGTTGGAGCCCAACGATGCGGAACGATCCCGTTCCCTGCTTGGTAATGTACATTGGCAGTATCTGTCCGTCACCCTTAATGGTGAAACAAAGTCTTTTCCAAGTTGGGGGTATGGCAGAACTTCCGTCAGGTATCACGACGGCGTTCGCGGGATTTCCCCTCCTGACCTGAATAGTTGGTACAGTCTCTTGGTTATCCGCCAGTTTCACATAGAAAGACAAGATATAATCAGCATCGTCTTCAAGCTTAAGGTTTGGCTGTTTTGTTGCATCAGACGGAATACACAATCCTTTACCAGCCTCGTTGACAGTAACCAACAGGCTTTCTGTAAACGGTGCCGGTTCGTCAGTGCTGCCAAGGGCGAGATACACGTTTCCGAACTTTTCATAGCGTTTCGGGGCATTGTTTTCACGTTCCTTGAAGTCGGAGTTGAGCAACAAGTTCCTGCCTCCAATCGTCCTTCCATTCACGGTTTCCGTGATGGAATTGAGCAGCTGCAGTATTGAAGAATCAGCGGTAAGGCTAAAAACGGCTTGATATATCCTATCGGTAACGGAAACCACTGCCGCTTGAGCGGAATAAAGCTGTCTCCAAGCAAGTCTCGTAGTATTGCCCTCCGTCTTCTCGTAACAAATATATTGGTCGTAATAATCTCCTTCCAAGAATTCACGGGTGATTGGATCTGTCAAGTTCTGGCGCACATACCAATAATCACCAACCTTTACGGTGACATCTGATGGCGGTCTTTGCAATGGATCTTCAGACTGAACGAATGTATGCGGCTGCTCGATTTCCGCACTCATGTCATTAATCGACTTCTGCCGAGCATTGGCTATGTCTGTCGAAAGGGTCTGCCTTGCGTTGAAAACATCCTCCCATTTCTCGTTGAAGACCGCACTTGTTATAGTAGTTGAAGCAACATTGTTCTGCGTGTCTATCAAACTTGGATAAGTGTCCCAATAAGAAATGCCTGGTGCATCTCCATCTTCCGCAGCCACTTTCCATGAACTGTCGTTGTTAAGATATGTACCAAGCGCATTAAGGGCAGTTTTCAGCTCGTCAATGGTGACAGTCACCTGACTTCCGCCCACTGTCTTTTGTATGGTTCCGTTAAATGAATCAAGCGCACCCAGCAAATCAAAGTATTGCGCCACTTCGTTGGCGAACATCTGCCGCAGCATGGCCTTTTCCTTTGCCGTTATGATATCATCGGATGCGATGTTGTTAATCATATCCATTTGGTACGCGTTGATGGCACGTTCCAAATCCCCCATGGCATGATAGAGCGTTGACCACAGCGTATTGTGAACAGTAGCCAGAGTATTAGTGGCGGTAGGCAATCCTATTCTGCTTGCATACGCATTCCAACCACTAATTAAGTCTGCGTCGGCGAGGTTGACGCTCGTGCCAAGGTTCTCATCGGCTATCCAAGACGGGATGATGGATGATGTATGTCCCTCTACACTGTAATTGTTGTCAAGGAAAACGTGTAAATAGTAAAACGAACTTTCAAAAGTTCGATAGATTCGTTCGTTATCATCGCTAATAGAGGTAAAATTCAAGCTACTTTGCTGATTCTGTAATTTCACGTATTCAGCCACCATCTCATCCCATCTCTGCCGTAGTTGCATCTTCGCGTCGCCGCCAGTGATAAAGTCATCTGACAGAATCTTTTCGACTGACGTTGCCAGGTCATCGTCATTGCCCGATGAAGAGAGGGCATAGAATTTTCCATAAATCTTGCTGTCCCTTGCATCGAAGAAAGTCTTACGGTGAGAGGAAAGGTTAAAGTCGTTGATGCCATGGTAGAATGCCAAGAATGGAGCATGTAAATCAGTATCGAGAGCATTGTAAGCAGACAGGTAAACCGCAGCCCTGCGCTCCCTTGCGTCCGCGTCGTTACCCCGATAGCCAAGCATCACAATCTCATCACCGATTGTGGCATCCATCGGGTTTCCGTCCCATAGGGGATTACCGTTGTCCCCGTTTCCTAACCCGTCACATGGTATGGGATTCGCGCCGTCTGTCGTCGGTATGCCGTTAGGTATGCCATCGTCACCTACAGCCCCATATATCGTAATCCAATGACACGGTACGGTTTCTCCGTTGATGATACGGTCCTCGGTGTTTTCGCTTACGCTATGTACCACTGCCCAATAATATTTGTTGCTCACATGGCGAGAAGCCTGCCCAACTTGTATTTCCTCCACGGAGTGGAACGACCTGCAAAGTGCTTGGTCGCCTGGTTTCCATGTCTGGTTAACCCTCTTTCCGTTGCTGTCGCTTGCCTTGAAATAGAGGGTATTCCCTTCAAGCAAGCAACCTGTATATTGGTCTGGGTCTTGCGGAAACGTTAAGTCAGCTGCTGCTATGTCCACCACGACAAAACCTTCTGCTGGGGTGAGGAATATGGCTCCTCCAACAGCTCGAACCCTGTCAATTACCAACTCGAAGAAATGTGCCAAGCCCGTAACGACAAGGTTTTTGGTCTTGATGGAATCAGAGTTGGTGATGTTTCCACTCGTTATCTCATCGGCTATGAGATTGGCAAACCAGGCAATGCCTTTTCTGATGCCATTTACCGTCATTTCCTTGATATATCCCCAAGGGTTATTGACTGGGCCGAACGATGAACCGGACAAGTGGAAGTTTTCCCGCATGAAGGTAATGGCACCCGATGCCACATCATTGACATCCTTTCTCAATATTTTAAGCCAATCCTGACTGTCATCGGTCAGCTTACTTGCTTCATCAGCCAAAGCAGCATAAATCTTTTGCGAGTTGGCAAGCAGGTATTTTCCGAACATGCCCAAGGATGCCAACACGGGAAGATTGGCGTGTGAATGCCCCACACCGCTACCTGAAGAAGAGCCGACACTGCCCAACGACTCAAGCAGGTAACTGAGAATAGCCTCGATGGTCGTAACGGTCCATTCCTCGGAATAGGGATTCTGAACAGGAAAGAGAGCACCGCTGCTCAGCTGAAGCCGTGGATACTCTGCCAGGCGCGGAGCGATATCTAACGACCCAAGCTCAGGAACATTTACGTTCAGTGCTTTCCGTGCCCGTGTCCGAGGGAGGTTGAGATATGGGCTGTCTTCTGCATATTTATAGGTGAAAGTATAGGTGCTTGGAAGTTCCTTTTCTTGATAAGTTACGTCGCTTTCGGTTACGACAATGCGACGGATGGAAGAGTCCACATAGATATACTTGGCTATCGACGGGAAGAAATCGAGTAACCACAGCCGTTCCTTCTGGTCCAGGTAACCGGTGTTCTTCTTATACTTGCGAACGGTGTCCACCCGATATTCCTCAAAGTTATCCTCTATCTCCGCCACGTTGTGCGTATGCTCAGCAGTGTTCTCGCTGTCACCGTATGCCCTGAACGTGTCCATTCCTCCCAGTGAGTTCTCGAAGAGCACCCAAACCTCCTCTTCGGATTTCATGTCACTGGGCACGTATCGCTGCACGTATGTCAGTCTTTCCTCATTTGCGTTTTCCGCCCATACGTCGTAGAAAATGGGCATCTGATCGCAGCTTCCGGCAATGGTGGCATATTGCGTAGGTATGGTCATGCATTGGCCAGCGGTCATCACAGCCAGTGTCAACATCTGCGTTGTGCCATCCTCGAAATGTGCCAGGCAACGAATGGTGGCATCCACCGTGGCATAATAGGTAAGGAATTCTGGTGAGAGATAGGCCACCTGCTTAACGTTTGGTTGCCATGTCAGGAAGTTCTGCGTAAGGAAAGACACCACGTCTCCGTCAAAACGGTCAACGCCTGCCCTCAACACTCGGAACTGACATGCTTGCGGTTCACTCGAGCCATTGTTGACACCCGACATCTCCACCTTGAAATCCTTCACGATATTCGGCTGAAGATAGGACGACTGGGTATCCTGCAGCTTGAAAGACAGCAAGGGTGCAATCACGTTCTTCAGGTCAATCTCGATGCTGTACAAATCACTTGGACTATATGTGTGTTGCAATACGTTTGTCCAACTGCCATCCTCGTTAGCCATGTAGAGGATGAACGAAATGTCAGACGTGGTATTGACGATAATCTTTTTCAAATTGCCCAGCAGGCTAAGCGAATCAGGATTATTGAGTATTTCCATTGCAAATGTATTTTTCCACAAAGTTAGGGTGTTTTCGTATAACTGAAAAGGACACCCCTAACTGGAAGGAACAACCATAAGATATACCGTCGTACGCGTGTAAGTACCATCGACAATCGTATATGATGTTTGCTCATAATAGCGATGGGCAATCATGTATGCACTTGGAACCGGTGGATAAATGACGCGGAATGTCCGCTCCTTGTCTGCCCCCGAATTGTTGTATTCACTCTCTGATACGCTCTGCCTGTCACCCATGGCAGCCCATTGGTACTGTGCTTTCATGATGGGCAGTACGTCATCAACGTCGGGAGCTTTGGAGAAAGAGTCGTCAACATGGTACCGCAACGACCGGAACTCACATTCCATCGGACCGTCATTACCGCCAAGGATGAACTTCAATTTCCCAACCAGGAAGGGAACGCCTCTTACCGTGACCTTGGAATGGGCAGGCAACGTCTGTTTTTTCGATTGCGGGAGCAGCAGGTTCATCTTCACCGTCTGCAGGGCGTTTCGCAAAAGCGTATCGTATTCACGGTAGAACTTTTCGAAGATGCCACACGGTCCATAATAATACAAGGCATAACCATACCATATAGACAAAGGAATGTCATAATTCCACAAGGGTCCCGAAAACCACTTGTCGATCGACGAGAGTGAACCCTTGGTATAGGCGTTGGAATAGCCAGGGTTCATGATATACGAGAATGCAAGCATCGGGAGAAGTTTGTTGGAATCCTCTTCGGCCTCGCCACCTTCAGCATCATAAACCTCCAACTTGGAGTTAAGCGTAGTGTATTTACCCACATAGAGCCATTTGCCAAACGTGAAGTCAGCACTTGGAAGCAAGGAAGGAACACCCTCCCATGTCTGGGTTCTCGGTTTCAGTACTCGATACTCAGGAATGCAGTCAGGAATCTCCACCTTCTCCGCTTCAATATCCTCACCGGTGTCGTATGGCATGGATGCGTCTGCCACCTTCACCTTGACGCGGTTGAAACCCGAGAAGCCGTCCTTATAGAATGCTCCCGTATATGGATCCAAGTAGGCAGAGGGATTGTCGGCTATAAGCGAAGAGATGTTGTCGTACGTGGTGGCATTCTCATCGTCACCGTCGGTACCGAGAGTTTTCTTGGAAGACAGCACGATTCGCTTGTAATCCTTGGGGGCCTTGTACTCAACGGTCGGCTCATCCGTCAGGCAATCCGTAAGATCCAGCGAAGAATTTGATGCCAATACGTCTTTCAGGAATATGACATTAGCCGTGCGAGTGCCTTCATCCGACGTAAATTCACAGCAAAACTTCTTGCGAAACACCGTAAGAAACTCTGTGCAAGTAACGTCTGGCAGCAAGTCGGCAATCTTGAGCTGCCCGTTTACGATTGGGTCTATCACGTTGTTCAACAGCACCATGTCAACGAAAGGTTCGGTCTCACTGAAGAAGTTGGATTGCAACGTATAGCCGAAATGCTTGAATATCCTCGACAACACATAATTCGTCTTGACGAAGGGTGAGATGTAATAACCAGGAGTAATCGTGATGGGAACCTGGTTCACGTATTCCGTTCGCTGATAAGCTCCGTAGAAATCACAGGTATCCCCTATTCCGTTAGGATAGTTTGTTCCTGGCCTGTTGTCTATATCTTTAAATATGGTGCAATAGGCATTGATAACCTTGTAGTTTAAGCCTTCGTCCATACCAGAGTCATCATCCACGAGTACGGGGAATATCGCCAAGCGGTCGGAATAACGGCTCCTACCCAATCGTAACTTCCGGCATTCCTCAATGGCTGATTGCACTCGCGCCTCGATGTTGTTGCCGCCAAATTGTATGATATCGTCTGCAAATATCTCTTTCAGGCGAACGTTTTGTATGCGCGAATAGAAAGAACCGTCATTGATGTAGAACGACGTGGAGATATTGCCCTTGTGTTTGGCCGACAACACGAACTGCCTGCACTGGGCGTAATACTCACCGTCTTGTATGCTGGCGCGGATGGCCTTTGCCTTGGATTGCGAAGCCAACAAGTCAGGATAGCCAAGGATTCGACGGTTGTGGTCAGAGGCGGGCAGGTCAACGGGTACCGTTTGCTCGCCATACTCATAGAAAAAGGGATTGGTGCGTTCCACCTCAATCTGCGCACCCTCTGCGAGCTCGTAAGGCTCTCCCTTGTCAAGATTGGTTATTCTCATGTCTTACTTCCTATTTTGCGTGACTGACTGCGTAGTTTTTGTTGTGCGTCGAGCTCGTCAAGGGCCACGAACGACTTGATGCCCCTTGTCTCCAGTCTCTCCAGAACGGAGAGCAACCTCGTTATGGTTTCGGGATTGACGGTCTCCATCTGATTGGTACGCACCACGACGGTACCGCCATTGACACCTTTGGCTGCTGGTTGACTCCCTTGTGCATGCCCCGTCATGTAGCCACCCTGTTGCAATCCGCGCACTTGTTGCTGCAGCAAATACTTGCGCATGTCAAGCGTACTGATGGTACCAACACGCTGCGCACGGTCAATGATGTCAATGAGTGGGGCGACCGTTGGATTGGTGACTGCGGCATTGCTTGCCACCCACTCACGGCTTTTCCCCGTAGGACCTTCACCGACGATAACAGTAGGATGGTCAATATACCCGCGTTTGAGCGGATCGTATTTGGCATGGAACATCTTACCGTCTTGCTTGCGTTCTATGTCCATGCTGCCACCACTGGCGAGACCAGTTGCCATGGGAGCGTCCTTATCCGTCTCCTTGCGACGCTTCTGGGGTTCCTTATTCTTTGGAACGGGAATGCCTTCGCTTTTCTCGTCGATGGAACCGCCATCCTCAAGACCCGTGGCGACACGGGAACCCGACACCTGGTTAGACGACGTAGCACCGCTAAGAGTCATTCGCTTCACCTTCTCTCGCTCTGCATTGGCTGCAGCCAACTGTGCCGCACCCGTCACTCCCATCAGGGCTGCAGCGATGGGACCTGCAATGGGACCGAGTTCCGATATCGCCTTCATGATGCTGACGGCGGTATCGGCAATGATCTGCGAAGCCTTGATGGCAAAGTTGACATCCGCGTATTTCTTTTGAATCTTCAGCTTCTCGTTGGCTTTCTTGTTCTCTATGTCGGTGGTATCCTCCCCAGCTTGGCGAGCTGCCTCTATCTCCGCATCGTACTTGGCATCCACATTGGCAATCTCCGCTTCCTGAAGGGCAGAAAACGCTGAGCCGAAGAGCTGGGAGTAATAGTCGAACTGCTGCTTCCAGGATTCCATTTTCAGGTTTTTCAGAGCATCTTGATAGTCAACTTCAGAGAGGAACCCTTCGTCGCGCTGTTCCTGCAGCTGCAGTTTTTGCTTCTCGAAGATTTCCTTTTGGGATATAAGACCATATTGCTCACGGATGGAGAATATCTTATTCTCACGGTCTCTCTCCATGTTTTTAACCGCTTCATTGTATTGCTCCTGGGTGAGCTTCTTTTGTTTCAGGTGCTCTCTCAGCAAAGCCAATTCTCGCTCATACTGCTCTTGTGCCTTCACAAGTCCGTATTGCTCACGAATGTTGTATTGGGTTTGAGCCGTACTTTCCTCATAATCCCTAATCAGCTTAGCCTTGGCTTGCTCATACGCCTGGGTAATGCCGTTCACGTCCTCCCCATGAGCCTTGGCATAGTCAACGGCAGCCTTGTAGTAGGCTTCCAGTGCATCAAGTTGCAGTTTATGGTTGCGTTCACGTCTCTCTTCTTCTGTCATGGCAGCTTCGCTAAGCTGCTTCTGCGCATCGTAGTATTGCTGCATGGCATCAAGATGTTTTTGCTGGAATGCCCGACGTGCCTTCTCCTCATTGTCTTGTTGTTGTAAGACGATGCGTTGTTTGTCGTTGCTGTCCTTGATCTGCAGCTGACGTGCCTTTTCAGTAAATCCCTTCTCAATGTCATAAATCTTTGCTGTATGAGCCATCTCCATGGCCAAAGCTTGGGAATTGTATTGCTCCTGGCTGATTTTCCTCTGGATAAGGTTCTGCTTGAGAGCCTCCATTGCCTGATTGTAGAGTTTCTCTTGTGCATCCAGTTCTGCATTGCGTTCGTTGGCGAATGCGGATTTTTGTTCCTGTCCCACCTTGTCAGCGCTACTCCCAGTGTTTTTCTCATGGTTCAAGAAAGTGGGATTCAGAATCGACTGTCCTTGCCCGCCATTCTCCTTGACTATCTTCCAAAGCCTGTCGTTCTGTGCCGAATAGGCTTTCACTATGGCTTCCTCTTTCCTGATTATCTGGGTACGATCTGCAATGCCCCTTTGTTGCACTTTCAGATATTCAGTCTTGTCTCCAGGATCCCACGCGTAATTGAGCTTCACTCGGTCAAGTTGACCTTTGTCGTTATGAACATCGTTGAAACGAACCATGCCATCGTCACCAATATTCTGAGTGTCCAAGTCCACGCCAGTCTTCCTCTTGGCATTAGCCTTGATATTGGTCACGTTTTGTTTCTGTTGGTCGATATTGTCCTGGGCATCCATGATCTTGCGCTGGTTCTCCTTGATACGCTCGTATGCCACCTCTGCAAGTGCAGCCTGTTTCAATTTATTGATATACGAGTCTATGATCTTCGTGTTTTGCTTGAAAAGGTTTCCCTCTCCGTTGATGGATGCATGATATCCTGGTACCAGCTTCTGCAAGTCCTGTATGGCAGCCTTACGTTTGTCGTATGATTCGTTGGCATCGTTGATGGTCTTGCGAAGCGACTTAATCTTGGTAATCTGCTCCGATGTGGTATCGTTGACACTCTTCTTGATGCTGTTGTTCTGTGCTTGGATATCTTCTGCAAGTTTTTTGTGTAAAGACATAAAGTCAACAACAGCCTTAGAAGCCTCCTTATTACGGGTTATCCATCCATAGAGAGCCGTTCCTGCTGCAATGATGGCAGTTGCCAATGCCACATAGACGTTGGCCTTACATGTCTTATTGAACAATTTCATGGCAGCAGTGGCTCGCGTGGTGTTACCGCTGAACGTGGCTATGGCAGCACTCATGAGCAAGCCAATGCCCCTCATGGTGGTGGCTGCTGTCTGCCAGGCTATGGTAACGGCGCGAGCTACTTTGGTCTGTACGATATAATTCCTGATTTGCGCATTGAGTGCTATCATGGCCACACTGAATCCCATAACGGCCACGGTGACTGCCAACATGGTTTTCCTATGCGTGAGCAGATAGGTGATAGCTTTCAAGATGTTTATCTGGAAGCCACCGAAAGTCTCATCTATCGCTTCTTTCCATGGGAGCAATGCCTGACCGAGTCTCATTTGGGCATTCTGCAAATCCGTGGTTTTCCTCAATGCCCTATCAGCTGCCGACACATAGGTTTCACCAGCATCAGCCAACTGGTTTTCCACGATGCTTGCCACCGCCTTCATGAAGTCGCCCGTCTCGGCAATCTTCTCATCTATTTCAGCAGCTGAGATGCCAAGATTATCGAGGATCATCTTGCTCTTACGACCAAGACCTGTGACAATTGAGTTGGTCATGTACTCCACGGACTGCCCCGTCTGTTGTGCTTTCAACTGTGCAAAAGCAAGATATTTTCCGAGATCTTCCAACGGAATCCTGAAGTCTTTGGCTTGAACGGCTGCCTTCATCAGCTCGAAATCGTTCACGGTTCCCTTGGTTGACTTTCGTAAGTTCTCCAGCAATTCAGCATTTTTGTCTATATTGTTGAAAGCATGTGCCACGCCATCGGCAGACTCGGCAAGTTCTATGGAATCAGAAATGAGAAAACGTAAATTATCTCTTAATTTACCTCCTAAGAACTCCGCTAATTTAACAAAAATAGAACCTCGCAAAAAACTCATAGTATTTTCTTCAAGAAGTGAACCTTTTAATCCTTTCGCACTATCTTTTAACTGATTAATTCTTGCAGTAACATATTTAAGTCTGTCCTCCAACTTTATATACGCATCAGGATTAAGTGATTTAGAAGTGTCATCAAGCTGTTTCTGAAGCTGCTTGGCTTGCTTCTTCAACTGGTTCATCGTGAGACAATTCACTTTAAGACTATTGGTTTGTTTGGCTATTTTCTCGGTGTTTGCTTTAATTTCCCTTCCAACTTCATTATATAATTTCTTGAGGTCTCTATATTGTTGGGATTCCTTCTTGCCTGCAGCCTCGAGCTTGATCATCTGGTCAAGTCGACGTTTGTTCTCTGCCCGAAGGTCACCAGTTGCCTTTTCTATCTTACGTATTTCCTGCTGAGCCTTGGCTGACTCAACATCGACGATATACTTGATTTCGTCTTCTGAGATATGTTTGTTGTTTGCCATAAAAAAAGCTGTCTGTTGTTATCATTAGTGCAAAGATAGCAACAGACAGCGATATGGTAAAGGACAGGACGCTCATCAACGACTTCTCCACCAAACCCAGAAGGGTATAGCGAGAACGGGGGTCAGCAAAAGGCATAATCCGAAATACAGAAAGCATGTAAACCATGACCAATCCTCATTCTTGATGAAGAAAGGCATTGATATGAGAATTATAATTATGTAAATTACGGTGAACATACACTTACTCTTTCCTTCATTTTACATTGCAAATGTAAGCATTTGTCTTGAATTATGCAAGGGGAAATTCCAATTCTTAATGGTAATAATCCCTTTTTTTGTTTTCTGAACAGACAGCAATATCTTAAAGGACAGGCTATGGTCTTCTCAACCACCAATAGAGTAATCCAGAAACAGGAGTAAAGAACGTACTGATAAGCAAGAACCACTTCCATTCATGCTTATCAGAAGCTGGGTATAGAACCAGCATCAATAACAGTCCGATGATAAAAGAAAAAATCACTATCATAATATTTATCCTTTCTCCTTATTATTCTATTGCAAATGTAAGCATTTGTCTTGAATTATGCAAGGGGATTTCCCTATTTTGCGATAGGAGAAAAGCCTATCCCTTGAATACGAACTTATATAGAAAAATACCTATAGGAAGAGTGAAAGCAGCACAAAGACCCAAATAAATAAAACAAGCGAGCCATGACCAATCTTCCGCCTTGATGACGAAGAACATGGATATTAGTATTGCAAAGATGTAGATTGAAAGCATAATCTTTTCCCTTTCTCCTTGTTATTATGCTGCAAATTTAAGCATTTGTCTTGAATTATGCAAGGGGAAATCCCTATTTTTGATGGTAATAATCCCTATTTTTGTTTTCTGGATAGACGACACCATCCGTCTTGTCTATGTGAACGAACTCCTCTTTAAACTCGAAAGACAGTACTGTGTTGCCACCTTGGTGCGCAATCAGTAAACTTCCTTTAGTGATGATGTCCATACCGATGATGAAGTCGATGTCAGCGAGTGGGATATCGTGTTCCATGACATCTACGATGACAGCATGGTTCTGATCGCCAGGCATGGCGACGGACACAACTGCCCTACAAGTGTATTTGCCCTTGATTCCAAGAAAGCTTTGAGAATAGCCAGCCGTTTCGAGCTTCAGGAATTCAGACACCTTATCCCTTATGACAGAATATGTTGCTCCAGTATCCCATATAGCAGGAATGACTACCTCACGACGATTGATGGGGTTGACAATACGAATGGGGGTTATGAGTTTGGTAGCAATACCATCAAACTCCTTCTGATAGACGTTATCTTGCATAGCGTGACGGTTTTGGGGTGAAACAACTGGAATCTTGTCCGCACCGTTGGACAATGAAAGTCCCTGGCTGATAGCCTTCACCGACCATCTTCATCCACAGCGAGGCACAATCATCTCCGAAGCCGATGACTTGAAGGTTTTTGATAGCCACGCACTTGTTGCCAAATACTTGATAGTAGGCATCGGCATGTTTTACGAAATACTCGAAATCTGTTATCTGTTCCATTTCTATTTTGATTTTGGGTTGAGTGACTTTTCAAGCTGCTCGCGTATCTCCCTGCGCACCTCTTCGTTGAAACCGTAGCGGAGGTTGGGGAAGGTCTCATTATAAAGGATAGGCCACGCAATTTTATTATAAAGGTTATGTTGTCCAGATGCTCTGACACCTTTTTTCTTTCGATATCGAATATCAAGAAACCTCAAGTGCAACGGAATGTAGTGGAGAATAGAATATTGGTCTATTGTAATTTGTGTTAGTGGTACAGGATGATCAGCAAATCTACGCAATCGTCCTGTACGTACTTGAAATGCACCAACTGATAGCCTCCATGCAGTCTGGATTTTGTTTATTCCCTCCTTGAGGGTGTCGTGCACGAATTTCTTCCTTACTAAACTGTCTGTTACCATATCATTTGACTCATTTTAAAAAGGGCACCGCGTTTCACAACGGGGTGCCCGCGCATGTTTTACAAAAACTCATTCGTTTAATTATTGTTGCAAATATATACCAATTATTTATAACGTTAAAGGACATCGCATTTCACAACGGGATGTCCTTGTGACACTCCAATCGGATGGAGCCTTTATTAAATGATGGTAAAAAAAATTATTGTTCTTTCTCTCGGAACATCCACTTGAACTGAAGTCCATGGGATGACGGACGGTTGCAGAACTTGTAGCCCGCCTCACTCAGGGCATGATAGACCAGGCTTGCATCCACCTTCGCTGACGGGTCGATTTGCTTGATGGCAGACACCACTTCCTCGGTGGAGAACCAATGCGTGGTCTCAGACGGGCCAATGGCTGGCTCAAAGCTCATGCCAATCGCCTTCACGTAGATGCTCAAGTCATATTGCCGAGCCTTCTCGTCCTCACGTTCGTTTTCTCTTTTTTCATTCTTCGCCATGGTTGTTGTCTTTAAGTGAATTACTGATGGTACGAAAGTCCTTTATCAAGAAGCGAAACTCAGCGATGAGCTTCAGGTATTGTTTGTCTTCTGCATCAAGGATGCCCTGTGCCGCTTCGAGCAGCATGTCCGTGGCCTGCTCAAACACGCTGATGCGGTTTTCCAGGATATCAGGATCCATGAGATACCGCACCACCTTGGATGCGTCATCATTCAAATTTACAACTGTTGTAGCCATATCCTTAGTATATTAACATTATTCATTTATTGTCCTGCCACTCTCCCTTTCCCTGAAAACGGCCTGTATCCAAATTGTACTCAAGTACCTTCTTCACGGGCTCGAAAGAGATGCGGGCAATGCTTGTATCCACCTTTCCCGACTCAATGGAGATTTGCCCTTTCCTGTCACCGCTAACGCAAAAATGTACGTGCGCCGCATGGCCTTCGGGCTTATGTTTCTCCAGCGTTCTCTTCAGCCGATGCACGAACACGTCGAAATCTTCCTTTCTCGAGAATGCCACGTGGTTGGCTCCACGCATCATCGCAACGGCATCCTCATAAAACTTGGGGTATTTTGCCCTCTCGAAGAAGTTGTCACAAAAACAGTAAATCATAGTCAATCCTCCTTAAAATATTGTTCCTAAACTGTTCACCAATGCGCCCATCAAGAGCATTGCCACCAACACAACATGTACGCTCAACACTTCCCCATGGGTGAAGCTCTCACCGCAAAGGGTGGAGAACGTGTTGCTCCTTTTGTTTAGCCAATCATTCTTTCTCATAACTTGCATATTTTAAAGGTTTATACTAAATAATCTTGTATCGGCTTAGGGATTCGAACCCGTTGCGCTCATTCCCACTATTAAATTCTTCTTGCGCTGCCTTACTGTTGATTCTTTTTGCCGATATAATAAACGGGAGTCCATTCCATTGCTTTCTAAATTGAATGTATGGGGTAGAACTATTACTCTGGGTGAACTCCCGCGGTCGGATACCTTTTTCTCAGGGTCTCTATGTTCGATTTTCAAGCAAGTATTATTTTTCTTCGCCATAGCCAGCCAATTGCAAAAGCCAGCCGATGAATAACACAAATGCTCCTACGAGCATGAGCACTCCCGCTACAATCCACAATGTACCCTTTCCACCACACAACAAACCAAGCACAGTACCGATAAGCATTAAGGCCAAAGATGTATATAAGAAGTATTTCTCGAATTTCGTAAGCGATTTAGTTTCGTGAACTTTATGCAACGCAAGATATGAGACACCTTTATGTGCGAGCTTTACCGTACCATCGAATGATGTTATATATCCTATTCCTTTCATTTTGTTAAACACAAAGTTGCAAAGGTGGTATCTCGCGGTGTCCTTTACAAACTTCTCATACAATTGTTTCAGCACATCTTCAACCATAAAAATCTGTGGCTGCTCATTCAGCGTATCGAGAAGGAAAAGTGCAATCTCAAATTCCATGTCTGTCGGAAAGTATTTTCTTAGTTTATCCATGATTATTTGTCTTTAATGGAAAGTCGAATATTTCTTCAAGTTGTTTCCTTATTATGCCATTCTTTCCTCGTGCGTGGCTCCATGTAGCGGATGGCCTACGGGATAGGGGTCTTTATTCTTCTTTTTCATGATTTGTTTTGACGTATTTGGTATCTATTTCGCCAATGGCTTCAAAAACATCCAAGTATCCATGCAGACGACTGAGCAAATGTACGATAGTTCCAGCGTTATTTTTACTAAAAACGTCGTAAGTCGATATGATATAATCCTGAATTTCCAAGATACTATCCTTGAATCCATCCTTGACGAAATCGCCTATGTTATACAAGCGATCCAAGTCTTTTTCGGTGAACTTGGCCACGTAATCTCCAAGTCTTACCTCTGCCGTCGGTACGATGACCGATGAATTTTCTTTCTTTGCCATAGTCTTTAATTGTTATGTTTGACGGTTGCAAAGATAAAGTAATATTTTAATATCTCCAAACATTTAATAAAATATTGCTTTGTTATTAACTCTTTTTAATAAAATATTACTTTAAGTTTTTGTTATTTGAATAAAATATTACTATCTTTGCCACTGAATAGATAATTAAGGAATATTTTATGAAACTAAGAATAAAAGATATTTTGCAAGAAAAAGGTCTTACGTCTGTTGCTTTTTCCAAAATGCTCGGAGTGTCAGAAGTAACGATAAGCAATTTAATTAATGGAAAAACAATGCCATCCTTAAACACTTTGGAACATGCTGCTGAAATATTAAACGTCCCCATCTGGCAACTCTTCGCAGATCCAGCGGAAATCCAAACCAAAGATAATACTTTTATCACCTGCCCACATTGTGGCAGGGAGATACAGATAGAGGTGAAATGAAAAAGCCCCAACCTTGCGGGGCTGGGGGCTTGGTGTTAAAGTGATCTTTTTAAACGTATTGCGGAACTGGTCTGTCTATCAGGTGACCAGCGTCAATATCCTCTTTATATTTTTCAATAGATGCCTTAATCTTTTCGATTGTCGATGAAGTGGGTGATTTCATTCCACATGCGTATTGTCGCAGAAGCGAGGCATTCATGCCAGCGTAAGATGCAAAGGCAGTGACGTTTATCATGTAGTAACTGAAAAAGGCACCTACATCAAAGATGAATTCAAACTCCAGTTCAGGTATCTCCTTCCCCTCTTTCCTTAGGTATTCCTTCTCTTCTTCATAGCAAAGCTTGAAATCTTCAACTGCCTTTCGTGCCGTTTTGCCATCACCGATGAGCAAGGGAATTCCTTCATGCTCTCCTGCCATGAAGCAAGAAAACAAATCCTTGCCTGTCTCTACTATAACACTTATCTTTTTTGCCATACTCATGTTCTTTTTAAAAAAGTGACCTATATGTGTATTGATTCAGTTACGGAAGAGGAACACGGGCTTAAAGCCCGAGTTCCTGATAGATAGATTTCAAAGTACCTTTTGGCACTTCTTCCGTTCCATGCCGCCCGACTCTTGTTTGTCTTCCATTTTTGGAATTCTCCCAAAGATCGTGACGAGCACCATGATGAAGTAGAAAGCATCCTGCTTTTCTTAACTTCTTGTACAACTCGTTGTACTTCATGTTACAATACATTTTAGATCACTTTGTCATTTCTGACGATGCAAAGGTAACAAAAAAGTTATTATTATGCAAATATTTTGGTAACTTTTTTGCAACCGAATGTGTTTTTTCCATTTTCAGGATAGCAAGGCGACAAAGAAAGGGCGTGGTGCATTGGCTTGCATCACGCCCTAACGGTTTACCCATCATTTTCGTGGGGTCACGAAAATGGTTACGGGTTCACGGCATCCTCGCCTTCGGCATCCTCGTCGATGGAATAGAAGTCGGCTTCGCGAATCTTCATGTCCTCGAAGAGACGGGCAGCACGGAATCGCTTGCCCAAGAAGAGATTCATTCGACAGCCCACCACGTTTTCACGGGCATTGAACTTGTCGGCGGTTTCGGCTGCCTTGGTTTTCAGTCCGATTTTGAAGATACCCAGCTCATCCATGCGCACTGCCTTTCCTTCGAGCAACAGTTCACGCAGACAGTTCTCCATCTCGATAAGCACGCCACGGATGGTTGCCTCCGAGAATGGCGAATGATGGGTTGCAAGGTGGTTGATGAACTCGTCGAACTCCATGAGCTCGTGCGTAGCGCGTGCGTACCATTTTCCTTTGGTCTCGCTACCCTCGCGGTTGTTTTGTTTTACTTTGTAGTGAATCATTGTTTGTTGCGTGTTTAATGTTTAGTGTTTAGCGGGAGTTTCCCACCGATGCAAAGATACGCAGCCGTGAGCGGGCAAATACGAATGTATGCGGTTACGTGCGGTTATAGATGGGAAAATATGGTAGATTGCGGTTTTATTGTCTTACCTTTGCGGCCGCTTTAAGACACACATGATGACATTCAGAATTAAACCATACGGCAGAACGGAGCTGGCACAGCTCTACTGCCCAGACATCCTGCCCGAATCGGCTTGGAAGAAGTTCCGCCGATGGATGGAGGTACACCCCACGCTCATGGGCGTGATGGAGAAGTCGGGATACACCCATAGCCAACGCACCTTCACGTCGCTTCAGGTGAGCCAAATAGTGGCTGCCTTGGGCGAACCATAGTAATTAACAAATTTTTTGGCTATATCTTTGGCGATTATATATACAATTTTCGGCAAAGATATAGTGTATTTTTAGAGGGAAGAAATAATCATTCATTCAAGATTTACAAATGTCTCCTCGAAGCCATCTTTCATTGGATTTTGTCACAAAGGGAAACATTTTTTGGGATATCTAACTTTATATATTAATAAAGAGGAAAAAACAGGGAAAAAAGAGGGAAAAATAAAAATATCAATTAAATAATAGTAAAATAGTTACTTTTCTTTCAAAAAATTTGGTTATTCGTAGTAATTTTACTACTTTTGCAACAGAAATCAAAAATAATTCGATCTTTGACTACTTTTGCAACAGAAATCAAAATTAAACGAAATTATAAATATGAAAGTAATAAAAGTAAGGAAGATCCTGAAGGCGTTGAGAGATGACGGATGGACACTCAAGCATCAGGTAGGGAGTCACGCCCAGTACGTTCATCCCATTAAACCCGGGAAGGTGACAATCAATGGCACAGGCAACGACGACGTGTACGGTGATCTATTGAAAAGCATTGAGGAGCAATCGGGGCTGGAGTTTTAGCGAACTCCTTCCCCTCTACTTAAATTCTTCCTAAATTCGATTATTGAGGTTTCCAGAGTGGCAGTAAAGAATCATAATGATTTGTGCCACTCTTTATAAAGGAATTATGATAGAAAAGATAACTTAATTTTTATGGCAACTGTAATTATGAACACCGCACGTACCGAAAACGGGTATAGTTGCGCTTGCGATCTGCTCCCAGGTTGGGTAGTAGCATGCTCAGGCGACTTTGAGCAGTTCAAGAAAGAAGTCGAAGACAGCATCAAGTTCTATATTGACTGCGCGAAAGAGGATAACGACGTATATCCTGCAGTCTTTGACGAGGAATACGAAATTGTCTATAAGTTTAACGTCCAATCGCTACTCGAATTTTATCGCGGCATTTTCTCTTTTTCATCACTGGAGACCATCACTGGTATCAATCAAAAGCAGTTGGCTCACTATGCATCAGGTATTAGTAAGCCACGTCCTAAACAAGCAGAAAAGATTGCTAACGGCCTGCACAAGTTGGCGAAAGAGATGATGGCAGTAACAGTATAAATCACAAATTAATCCCGAAATCTTTTGCAGGTTTCGGGATTTTCTTACTAAATAATTTTCTCGTAAGGATATACCCCTTGAAAGGTGGAAGGTGCAAACCTTGATAATTATCATTCAATGGGTATGATTCTTCTTTAAATTATCCGTTTTCTGCAAATTGTTTCCATTTATCAGGGATTCTATAGGTAATAGTACCTACTGTTACTTCATCATCCATAACAGCTTCGGCGAATCTTATTTCATTCAGATCGAGCAAAGAAGGCTTACCCCCATGACGCATCAAATTGTCAGTTAAATCTCGACAAGAAACAGATGGTGGAAAATAGACCTTAATTTTCTTATCTTTAAAATGCCTCTGTATAAACTCTAAAGGCGGAACAAGGTCACTATCAGCACTTATCAACACAAGAGAGTCAGTTTTATTGAGTATGCAGTCTGCCATCATACGAACAGAGATATTTACGTCCGTTCTTTTTTCTTCTGGCCGTGGAATTGTACCCTTACACAAAGGACATGTAATGTTTTTTGTAAAATATTTGCCCCTGACGATTTCAAAACGATGGCCATTTAACAACCTGTTAGCATTCAAAAATGCACTTTGCCTACTGTTTTTATCTGGCCTTAATGGAGATGCCGTAAAATAAACTACTTTCACAAGCTCTTGGTCTGGTCCTAAAAAACTATTGCAAAACTTCACCATATCGAGCCAGTAATATTTACCCCATTTGGCATCGGCTTTACGGGAGCGTCTTAAACCATAGTAGAAGTTGAACCCGTCCACATAGAAAGTAATTCTTTTTGTCATAGATATTATAAAAATAGCCGCTCGGAAGCGGCTGGTCTCTACAAGAAAGTAGAGCGATGCTTGTTAATATGTTGCAAAGTTAATTATTTATTTTTATATTTCCAAATTTATATGCTAAAAAAATTTCATTACGTAGTATTTTTAACACTTTGAAAACCAAAAAGGGGATGTCGAGCAAATGCATCCCCATGAACAATAATTATCAAACATCTATTACTCTATGGCCACAAAACCACACTGGAGAAGGTCGGTGAGGAAGTGGTCTGGAGTATCGGTACGGACAATGGTGCCGTCGAGTTGCTTGAGCCGATGGGCGAACCGCTGCATATATTCTGCATCGGTACCTTGGTTGTCGAAGAAACTACCTGTATGCAGTTGGTGGACGAAGTCTGTTGGAGAGGTGGCGGTTATCCTACCGCCATCCCTCAGTGTGTAGGTTGTTGTCATGCTGCCAATTTTCTTGTTCTTATTTTGAAATATAACTTCTCGCTGTCGGTAAGGAAAGGAACGGTATCGAGCGTTGTGCGCTGCTGCACCATGCCTTGCTTTGCAAAGGTAATCATTTTTGCGAGAAAATGAATCCATGCAGACATTTTTGTGAAGTTTGTCGTGCCACCGTGTTGGCGGAACTCCACCGTCTGGTGGCGTGCGAACGCTTCAAGGTTTACCTTGTGGTAGCGGTCGTTGCGAAATGCCCTACGCAGGTCAGTGATGGTTTGAGCGTTCCTGATGATTGCTTCACTAATGTTTGCCAAACCTTTGCAATAGCGGTTGTTCCTGCGTGAGCGTGGCATGAAGCCGTCGATGACACCCTCCAGCCTCTTATAGGTAATGGCGAGGTTGCGCCATGTGGGCATGTCGAAGTCTGCAGCGTCCATGTGGATGTGCAGTCCGCAGCTGTCGTTTACCTTCGCGTCGCAGAGGTCAAGCACCCAGCAAACCTTCTCCAGTTCCTCAAGTCCCTGCTCTCCATGAAGGATGGGACTTACCAGTTCGAAGGTCTGATTACCCGAAAGGCTGCTGTCGGTGACCAGCTTCCAGTGGTCGCGGTGGTCGGTGTGGTTGTATCCTTCGACTGCCACGTTGATGCCAGCTGCGCGAAGCTCTCTGGCAACCTTCTCGCGCGTACAGTTGTATGCCTCAATCTCGATGCCAAAGTTGCGGTTGAAAGTGTAGTCCAGTTGTGGAGCCACCGTAGCTGCTGCCGTGGCTGCCGTAGCCAGCGTCTCGCGCATCATCCGTGCGTAGATGTTCTGTACGAATCCGTAATTACCGTTGGTAACAAGGTCGGCTACCTGTCTGCGTGTCAATCCAAGTGCGAGAAGCTGCTGTATCTTTGCCGTCTTGGTTGCGTTTTGGTTGAGAATGTTTTGAATTTGCTCGTTCATAACTGTCTGGTTTTTAATTAATTATTGTTCTTTTGTTAATGCAAATTTAACACTATATTACGGAACGTGCAAGTTATATCTGCTTTATAATCAGGTGTTTAGAGTAGTTTAGCTTGTGATAAATATTGATAAAAAAAGAACAAACGCATCACTGCGTCTGTTCTCAACTGGTGATTTTTAACTGCGAGTGTTATCCTAAAAATCCCCCACCCTAAAAAAACAATTTTTTTCTTTTAACAAGACCTATAAAAATGAAATTGTATGTCACTTCGTAATCCTAACGTACTTTGCATGGGTGATGATGCTGTGAGGATTATGGCTCACTACATCGAGGTGTATGGCCTTGCAGCCGAAACGAAAAAACAAGAAGCGTTTGGGTATCTTGTGTACGATGAAGTCAAGGGTGTCGCGGTTCTCTATGGAGCCCGTGAACGTGTCTTCGTGTATGCAGCCGTCGAGCGAAAGCCAAGAATCCACATACGTGAGACAGCGCAGGGTATCGTTTGCCGCCTCTATGGAATCGTTGATTGCGGGTCGCTGAATGATGCTGTCGCGCACAGGAACCATGATATCGTGGCTTGTCTTGGTAGTGGCTTGAGCCAGTTCCATGAGCCTTCTATTCTTGATGCCGAGTTCTCGGGTGATGTTCAGTAGGGTGTCGTTGCTTTCTTTCAGTTCTGAAACCTTCAGGTTAAGTGCCTGGATCTCTGCCACGCTCTTGCCAAGAGAGGTACGATATTCCACTTTCATTTCGGGTGCAAGCAGCGCAGCCTGGTTTTCCTTGAGCCGTTGGATCTCCGCCCTGTAGTCCATGATCTTGATGACGGATGCCGAGAGTGCAGCAATCAAGACGACGGGGATTGCAAATTTCAGGATATTGAAGTTTGTCATAGATGGTGGCTTTGATTATTTGACGTGAATGACCTGCATGCGATTGCCAGTTGTGGAATACGATACGTGTACCCAGTTGTATCCGTGTTCGTCTATGAGCTGGTCGAACGGCAAGCCCAACTTAACGATTAGGTTGAACAGCACCTTATTGTCTTGCGGCAAGTCGCTCACCGAGCGAATGTCAGCAGCCTGTCCCTTGATATGCTGGCTCTTGGCTGCACCACCGACTACTCTGTTGAGCTTGGCACATCGGTACCCTGAAGATACGATGATGGGCTTGCCATAGGCTTCACGCAACGGGTCGAGCACGTTGTCAACGAGAGCCGTGAGGTTGGCCACTATCTTTCTGTCGGGCGTATTGTCTATGCCCTTGCGTTTGGCCGTCGGGCTATTGGTAAGCTCGTGAATGGTAAAATGCTTCATTGTCTTCGGTCTAATCGTTCGTCGATGTAGTTCTTAATCTCCCCGCTCTTGGTGCGGATGAACATGGCCACTCCGAAGATGCTACCGGCATAGACCATGGTTTGCCCTGCATACCACAGTACGCCTTCCACCACGTCGCCCGTCATGAAGAATGAGCAAAACGTGAGTACCAGTCCTGAGAGGAGCATCACCACTGCCGTACCGTATTGAATCTTATCCTTACTGTCTGGTGTCATCTGTAAATGATTTTATAGGGCAAAGATAGCTTATTCAATCGTTGCGGCAAAGGACTTACTCAGGGCATGCGTACCAAGCATGTCGGGGGCTGTGGCATCGAGCATGAGCGTCCATCCATACGACCGCAATTCAGACGACACGAAGGGTATGATCTCCGCCTTGTCGAGGTTCTCTCGGCACAACCATTCCAAGTTGCCCTTCTCCGAGTCTGCCATCATCCAGGCATGCACCTTGCTGAGCAGCTTCAGAGATTCGTCGCTGGCTATCATGCGCTCCATGAGGTCGGAGCGGTCGGTCATGCGCATGGCAACGGTCACTGCCAGTCGTTGCGTCACTTGGTAAGACCTGCGTCCATCGCCAAGCATGTCGAACTCGCCGTAATCTACAAAGAGAAACGAGCCGATGAGCTTGTCGAGACGTTGCTGGATATCCTCGAACGTCTGACCGTACACATAGTTTTCTATCTCTGGCACACGGCTTATCTTTGGCAGTTCATCGAGGGCAAACAGCAATTCATCGTATTGGCGAAGCTGGCTCTTTCCCATGGTGGCCATCGCCTTGATGCCTTTCTTACTGGGGAACTGTGCGAAATAAAGAAACAATTCGGTTATCATATCATGTCGTTGATTACTTCGATGGGCAGACCAGTCTCAAGGCTGATGGTGGGAGTGTCCATCTTCAGTCCTCTCATCTGTCGCACGGCGTCGATGGTTTTCTTTCTGAGAATACGCAAATAGGTGAGAACGTTCATCTGCTCCACTTCCTGGTTGTTGCCAAGGCCGTCTGCAGAGAGGTCGTATAGCGCGTCCATGGCATCGGTGGCGATAGCGGCCTTGTTTTTATCCTTGAACTTAGCCAACAGGGAGAATTCAGTCTTGGTGAAGAGAAAGGTGTTTATCGCCTGGAAGTTCCACGAGATGGCAACGAGCGTTTCCATGGGCAGCTTGGCAAACTCCTTAGACAAGGCGTGTGCCCGTTCGCTGTCGTATGTGCCAGGACAATAAAGTATGGCAGCCATGAACGGCAGGGAATCGTTGCCTTGGCTGATGAGTGCACGAGCTTCCAGATACTGGAGAGCGGTAAGTGAGCACGTAAGCTGGTTGAAATCGGTGCGCACATGATATCCCTCGTAAGTTGTGCCATTCAGTACCAATTTAGGCATAAGCTGGGCACAGAAGCAGAGATTTACGAGGAACCGCCCTTCCTGGTCTTCATTGAAGAGGAAAGTGAGCCGTTGTGACAGGGCGATGAGCGTGGCCATCGTCTCTTCATCCTTTATCTTTGAGAGCTTCCAGTCCATGAGGTTGCAAAGCAATCGGATGCGCACTTCACCAGGTGAGATTTCCCCTGCGGCCATGCGCAACAGATCCTTTACAAGCAGTTGGTACTGCTTTTGTGTCAAGCCTTCCCATCTGTTGGGAAGGGAAACCATCTTACCGTTGCTTATGAGTGAGATATCATTCATGGTTATGGTGCCATTACTATTATATCGTCATTTGTATTGTATGCTGCAAACGAGGCAAAGTCGGTGGTGTCTCCATCGAGAAGCATATCAACATTCTCAAGCAATTGGTCAGCTTCAGCATCCAGTCGGTCAGCCAAGGCAAGTGCATTGCCGTGTTCATCCTTGCCATTGCGCGATGCCGTATTGTCATCGAAGAGGTTACGGATGGTAGGCGGGAACTCCAGGATGTCGAACCGTCGCAGCGCCTTGGCAATGGTCTTCTTGGCAAGTGCGAGGTTGAGCATGGCAATGATGCGCTCATCGTCGGTCTTGTCGTAATAGGCAGAGAGCCGTTCGTCGAGCGTTTCCTTCTGCAATGGTACCGTGCGAAAGAAGAAGAGGTAAGAGAGGTCGATGGGATAGATGGTGTCGAAATCATCCGCCGACTTGATTTGGCAGTTGTCTATCAGCTTGAAGTAACGCGCCTCTCTCCACTTAGCTGCAGGACTGGTGGTGTCAGACTCTTCAGGAACGGTACTGGTGAGCGTACTGATGAGCGTATCCATGGCATTGAAATAATTCTCCGTATAGGCACGTCGCATCTGCTCCAGTTCATACTTGTAAACGTCAGTGCCCGCCTTGCGACGATTGATGGTATCGAACACCAGTTGCACGGAGAGTGTCATGTTGGCCACTGCAGAGCGCAGTGCATCGAGCAAGACTTCGTCTTCACTGTCCACTATAGCCGAAAAGACAGACGGCGAAATCACGCTTTCCACACGTTTCTTCGCCGTGCGCCCAGACGATTGCATGTCGTCGAGCGTATTGCTTGTTTCCACGCCCTGTACGTATTCCGAGAAGGTGGCAAGGCTGTCGAATAATGAAAAGAGTATGTTCTTCATGACTGTTGTTGGTTTATACGGTCCTTGGGTGCTATGTCTTCCTGCCGCTGGGGCACTTCCCGATAGAAACCAATGCGATATCCCTGGGCGTAGTAGCCGGGGAAATTCACGCGCAAAGCCATGTTGAGCGGTTCTGCGCAAATCTCGTCTTCAGGAGTGAGCGACATGATGTAGATGAGATAATTGTAGTAAGCGTCGGAACCCGACTTGCTGATGATTCCGTCCTTGGAAACAGCGGAGATGGAGGCATCCAGTCCGACACTTGAAAGGAGAGCTTCCTCGGCGCGTTTGTCGTATGCTATCATCGACTCGATATACTCCTTATATTTCATGTCGATGTTCTCGATGCGCCACGACTGTTCGTGACCGCTGCCGTCCATGAACGAGAACGTGGAGTATGCCTTGCCCTGATTACGCTCACCGGAAAGGTACTGGCCGAACTTGCGCAGCTCATAGCGTATGTACTCAATGACCGTGGACTCGCGCATCTCGTCGCCAATCTCAATGCCGTTGTACTTGATGAGTTCCTGGTTATTGGCCTTGCGCTTCTTGTTTTCCTCACAGAGCTTGCTGATCTGGTTTCGCTTAGATTCCACCCAGGCATTGGGAATGATGATGTGCAACTTGGCTGCCAGGGAGTTTTTCAGGAACGAGTTGATGTAAATGGCAGTCTTGTTGGAGCCTTGTATGTATGGACGTGCCCCTTGGTGCGTCTCGTTTGCCCCGTAGAACTCATCCACTGATTTTTCGCGATGATGGCTGACGGCTGCATAGAGATAGTCGTCGAACTCCTTCAGGGAGAACTTAGGGTATATCTTATATTGTCCGGTACCAAAGAACCACTTGCCTACGGCGATGTGATGGAAATCGCCATACTGGATGAGCTCCGTTGCCACGTCCGTTCGGGTAGTGGCCAACAGGCAATGCTTGTTT